ATGATTGATGTTGAAAGTATTTATAAAAACGAAAGCGTAGAAGATGTGCTTCTATATTTTGCCCCAAAAACGACGTACCCAAGCATTGATCGTTGTTATGTGAGATATAAATTTGAAGTTGTTGAAAAAGCTATACTTATAAAAACAATGGGTAAGCTTTTACAGGAAGGTAAATTAGCTAAAGATAAGAAGGGGCTAACAATTAAAGGCCCTAATTGGAAAGAGCCTAAATTTGTTACTCAAAAAAAATACGGAATTAAATAGATTTAAACCCGCTTAGGTGGGTTTTGTTGAGATTGTAATTTAAATTGATCACCATAGTTAATAACTATGGTGATATGACCTAAGTTGCAGTTGTTGTTATATCACAACAACTTGATTTTATTCCAAAGGACAAAAAGGCCTCGTAAGTTATTTCACCCGTTACCCACTCTAGATTATCCGTCTCAAATAATTCCATTATCTCTTTTTTGCGCTGAGTCATTCTCATTTTTGATATTCCTTATTGTGGGTTACATCTATCCTACAACAAGGAACCAATAAGACATATAAATCAAACATACAAATAAAAGGGTTTATCATCCTGACGTGTTAAGCAAGAGGATTAGATGATATGCATATTATTTCGTATCTAATGAATTAATATTGCTCAGGAATTCTTTCTAACGAAGGGATTGAATGAAATATTTTATTACATTTTGTTACAAATAGAAAACCCTAAGGAGTTACCCTTGGGGTTCTTTATTCAAATGCACATGCATTTCGCGTGCACTTTCAAGTCCTTTTGTTGTCAGTGTGTAGTCTTAATGATTTCGCTAACTTCTTGTTTTTGAAACCGTTGTCCTATCACTGACCCACCAAATTTGATGGGTTGGCGGAGTTTGAATTCGTTGTTTAATTAATTGAATTAATTGGAATAACTTCTAGTTCAACTTTTCTTAGGTGCCTAAAAGTTTTTTCTCCCTTTGCTGAGAAAAAGAAGATGAGATAGGGGCTGTGTGAGGTTGTGTAGCCACACTGAAAAACAGAATTGACCTACTTCCCATTGAGTAATTCAACTGAGTTTAAGTTGCACCTTCATCAGTTGTGGGAACAATTATGATTGCCGCTCCTCGCTCAGGGCTGACCGGTCTGCCCCAATCCTGGCCTTTCTGCTCCAGAGCGGAAGCTACACAAAAATTCATCTAGCATAGGTCATTTATGGCCGGGGTAAGGGGGGAATCTTCCTTAGAACAGGCGCTCTTAACTGTGGAATACGGGTTCGGTTGGCCCGCAAGACCATTGAAAGCTACTAAAAAACCACACGATGGACACTTGCAGCACACCCACGTAGAGGAAGGGGCGATATAGCATACTGTAGAAACTAAGGGACAAAGTGATCTTAAACCATAGTTGAAACCTATTGGTTAGAACTTGATGAAAGGCTCACAGGTGACAAAACAGGTTGCCAGTACCGGTGACGCGGCTCCTTAACATAAGTTTCAAAACTCATAGGCAAACACTGGCAGCGGTGAAGGGGATGATTGATAAGGGAAAATTCTCAATCATTGAAATTACAAATCTGATGTCTACTTCCGGTCGAGCGGGAAAGGGGGGGGGTGAAATCGGTTAACATGACTTGATGGTTCACTCTATTTTTTATATGATTGTTATAACTCTTTAGCTTTGGACGTTTTCGTCTAGTCGGGTGATTAGCCAGACTCAAAATTATTGAACGGGTTTAAATGCGATGTATACGCATCCTAAACTTGTTCCTCCTTTAGGATGCGTATACATCGCATTCTCAAGTAAAGAGCTAAAGCTCAAGTATCTTCATGATTCTTGGGCTTTTTTTATAGATTAATAGGGGGCAAGAATGTTCACTGAAGCTTTTGCTCGAAAAATGGGCAGGGATGAACTTGAGATAACGGAGTTTCTCATGAATGCTCCTGATAAATATAAAGTATACGCCATTCCGAAAAGAAAGCAGGGATATCGAATAATTGCCCAACCATCGCGAGAGCTAAAACATTATCAGCGTCAGTTGCAAGATTTTATTATATTCCCTAAACATAAATGCGCAATGGCGTATCGCAAAGGATTGAGTATAAAAAATAATGCATTGTCTCATGTGAATAATTCGTATCTTCTTAAGTTAGACTTAGAGAATTTTTTTAATAGTATTACACCGGATCTTTTTTGGAGTGTATGGTCAAGAACTTGGTCTTTACCATCAAAAGAAGACCAATTGTTTTTAGAGAAATTGATTTTTTGGCGTTTTCAGGGTTCTTTAATATTAAGTGTTGGAGCTCCAAGTTCTCCTTCTATATCAAATTTTTGTATGTATTATTTTGACAGCGAAGTTGAAGCTATATGCACGAAAATGAAAATAACTTACACTAGATATGCTGATGATCTTACATTTTCATCGAACGTAAGGAATATATTGTTTGAAATTCCTGTGTTAATTGAAAATATTTTGAATGAACAATTCAAAGGTTTGCTTAGACTTAATTCGAGTAAAACTATCTTTTCATCTAAAGCGCATAATAGACATGTTACTGGCATTACACTTAACAATAATGGCAAAATTTCTTTAGGTAGAGATAGAAAACGATATATCAAGCATAAGGTTCATTTGTATACCTTGGGTATGTTAGATGCTACAGAACTCAATCACCTAAAGGGTATGATCACATTTGCTAGATTCATAGAGCCTGCGTTCTTTAAATCGCTTGAAACGAAATATAATTCGAATGTGATTTTTAGGCTTACTCAGGAGAAAATATGAACAGGAATGAAAGAGTTAACAAAGAAATGTTAACACTCGAGAGAAGATCTAAGAAAGGGGATGTCTTTTCAGCTTTTAAGTTATATAAGTATTATGAAAATGGAATAGTTGAGCGTTTAGATAATGGTGAAATTAAACAGATTATAGCTGCCGATGAAGACAAAGCCAATTTTTATTTGGGGGTTTGTCATGATATTGTCATTGATAATTCTGATTGCGACCGTAAAAATGGATTTTATTTTAAACGTTTATTTTTAACTGATTTTAGAAAGTTTAAAAGCTTACACGTTAAACTTGATAAGAGCTTAACTGTATTTATTGGTGACAATGGATCAGGAAAGACAACGGTAATAGATGCTCTTGTTAAAGTTATAAGTTACATCGCATCAAATATTGTTCGTAAAAATGGTAAAGGTAAGCAGATTAGTGAGTATGATGTGAATTCAGACTCGGAAAGATTTGCAGAGATAAAATCGCAACTATATTTGAGCCCACATTCTTTATGTGAGGCTGCTCTCAGGAAAAGTTCTAAAATTTATACGGAACATGCATTTAGCCATATTGAGTCATTAGAGGAATTAGGTGAGCTTTATAGGGTTTTATCGAGCTCAAGAAATGATAGAGGAAATGAAAATATCACTCTTCCTGTTTTTCTGTACTATTCTGTAGACAGAAATAATATTAAAACTAATAGAACTTTTGACGAAGGAAGTATTTCCGTTTCTACGGAAAGATTTTCTTCATACGATAAAAAAGCATTAGATGGCGCATCTGATTTTTCTGGATTCTTGGAATGGTTTATACTCATTGATAATCTTGCAGATAGTAATTTGAAAAGTAGTATTGAAGCTTCAGATAAAAGAATTTCAAGTTTAAAAAATGCTGGAGCCTGTGAAAAGGAACATGATTTATATGGTCTTTATATCAATGAATTAGCTGAGCACCAAAAACTATCTCAAGCTTTAGAGAATAAAAAGGTTTATTTAAGAAAGATTGATCTCATTAAGAGTGTCATCAAAAACGCAATTCCTGGATTTAAAGATATCTATGTTGATAAAAAAACAGGCCGAGCGGAAGTTATGATTGCAATTGATGATGAGAGAATTAACATCACACAAACATCTCAAGGACAGCAAGTCTTGGTTTCACTCATCACTGATATAGCTCGACGTATTTTAACTTTGAATCCTAATTTAGATAATCCATTGGATTCTTACGGTATTGTAGTGATAGATGAAATTGAACTTCATTTACATCCAAAATGGCAGCAAAATGTTGTTAATGCCTTACTAAAATCTTTTAAAAACGTTCAATTCGTTATAACGACTCACAGCCCACAAGTATTATCTACGATTGATAAGAAGAATATAAGAATGTTTGTTAAAAATGATCAAGGGGAAATGAGATCTGTCTCTCCTACTTTCCAAACAAAAGGTGTTAAAAGTGCGGATGTGATGGCCCGTATAATGGGTGCTGATTCAATCCCTGATGTTAAAGAAGCAAGAGATGTTGATGAATTTTCTCAATTATTATCCGAAGGTAAAAAAGATGATGCGCTTTCTCTTTTAGATGAGTTAAAGCTTCATTTTGGAGAAGAGCATCCTGTTATTCTTGATTGTGAAAACTCTATAAAAATTTATGAATTAAAAGAAAGGGTTAGGAATAAGGGCTAGGTACATTTATGCGTAAGCTTGATAGAATGCTCGCTAATTCCCCCCAATGCTTGGGTAATTATTCTTATTTGGTGAATAAATGGGATGATTTAACCCAAAAGCAAATGGTCTGGGATGAGTTAGATAAATTTCAAGATAAGATTTGTGTTTATTGCGAAAGTGTTGCGGAGAAAGGTAATGGACACATCGAGCATTTTTTCCATAAGGCTGATGCACGATTCACTAATTTAACTTTCGATTGGGGTAATTTATTTGGTTGTTGTTCTTCAAACTTACATTGTGGTCACTATAAAGATCAAATTTTAACAGGTGGGGTTAAAAGGCGATATGACCCTTATGCTTTGATTAAACCCGACGAGGAAGATCCAGAAGATTTTTTACAATTCCTAGAAAGTGGGAAGATAAAAGCCAAAGACGGTATCAATGATGCGATGAAAGAGAGAGCGTCAAAAACGATCACTGCTCTTAATTTGGATTGTTCTGCACTAAATTCTTCGAGAGAAAATCAAATTGATAGGTTTAAAAAAAGATTATTAGCTTTAACAAATATTGATGATGAATTACTTTTAACTGAGGAATATAACCGAATAAAAATAGAAGCCATGAATTCATTTCATAGAACGGCTTTAAAACAGTCACTCTCTTGGTGAGTAACAATGGTTGTAATGAGGAGGGACGACGGTCTCTCCCTACTTTTAATTGCATAAACCTTAAATTTATTGTAGATGACTATTTGATCAAAGTTGTTGATGTGGGTTTATTTCTCTAAAGGATAATATTGCAAATTTATAGTGAAAATTATATAGATACTTAGAAATTAAAATTATCCGTTCTATCTGTACTACTTGTAATGTTGTAAAATCTTCCTTATTGTTACTTGCCTTAGCTTGACAGCACAATTTATCTGCCTTGGGGCCACAATACTCGTACAGCCTTTTTGCAGGAGCGACGTTAATCCTTGTATATAGCAATGCTTCTGGCACAGTCATGGTTTCCACTCCCCATTAATTGAGACACGTTAAATTAGAGTTTTCTAACTGTTTTCTGTATGCCTCCGGCGGGAGGTGATTTAAACTTTTATGAGTACGGTTCTGATTATAATCTTGCTGCCAAAACCACACCATTTCTCGCACCTGACTTAATGATTCAACTAAATAAGCATTTAAAAATTCACGGCGAAATGAGCCATTAAATCGTTCAATAAAGCTATTTTGCTGTGGCTTGCCGGGTTGAATATGGCAAAGCTCAACGTGGTGAGTTTCGCAGTGTAAATACCCCATTTATAACACAGTCATCTCGTAGAATATTTATGCTGCACTTCGGTACTCAAATGGCGTCATGTCATTGAGTGAATCGTGTGGCCGTTCGTTGTTGTATAGCTCAATCCAGTCTTCGGTTATTTGCTTCACTTCGTTTAGGTTGTTGAAAATGTAGCTATTGAGTACATCATCGCGATAAGTTCGGTTAAATCGTTCAATGTATGCGTTTTGATATGGGCAACTGGGTTTAATGTAATCAATCATAATGTCATGTGCTTTGCCCAATTTACAAACACTTCCGATGTGAATTCGCTGCCATTATCAACTCGAATTTTCTCAGGGTAACCGTGCCACTCAGCAAGTTTGTCAAGATAGCGTATGACACGCAATGACGGCATACTGGTCGCAATATCAATCCCTAAAACTTCGCGATTAAAGTCATCAATAACGTTAAATGTGCGGAACCTGACTTTGTTGTGCAAGCTGTCACTCATAAAGTCCATTGACCAAGATTTTCCCGATGCATTCGGTGCAGCTAACGGCTCTGGGTTACGGTTGAGCAGTCGCTTTTTGCCTTTGCGTCGCAGATTCAGTTTTAGCCCCGTATAAACGCGATAAACACGTTTGTGGTTCCAACGGTGGCCTAGCTTTCGAAGGCGTTTAAAGCACTTCGGGAACCCCCACCGATAGTGCTTGTCGATTAAAGCATTCAAGGCATCAATGATTTCATCATCATCAGTCAGCTTTGGCTCGTAATAGTAAGCGGTACGACTGATACCAACCACATGACAGCACTTCACTACGCTTGCGTTATACTGCACCTGTAACTCGTGTGCCCAGACTTTCCGTTCTGCCACAGGCGCTAGAGCTTTTTTATGATGTCTTCTTGCATCTGAGACTTGAGGCTCAACTCAGCATACATCTGCTTAAGTCGACGGTTCTCTTCTTCAAGCTCTTTCAAGTGGCGCACATCAGACGCTTCCATACCACCGTATTTTTCGCGCCATTTATAAAACGTTGAATTACCGATGCCGTACTTACGACAAATACCTTTCACCGGCATACCGGCTTCGGCTTCTTTTAAAATCGCCACAATCTGGCTTTCAGTCATGCGTTTGCTCATCGTAAAACTCCTTTGTTTTAGTTTAAAAGAAATTCTACGAGTGAGCTGTATTATTTTACGGGATAGTTACAATGGATTTCCTGATACTCCGTCGAACAATATTGTAAGCCTCGATCTGAATGATGGATCAAGGGAGTGGTCGAACTTCGTTTTTTTAATGCTTGTACAAATGATTTCTTGACGGCTTTTGTTTTCATATTGTCATCAAGATGATAATCCACTATTTTTCGCGAATAAGCATCGGTGATCAGACTTAAATAAGTATCTCCTTCGTGTGTAGATAAATACGTAATATCAGCAACCCACAGTTGTTCCGGTTGTGAAGGGATAAACCCTGATTTAATTAAATTTGGATGTCGATGAAATCGATGATGACTCAGTGTTGTTTGATGATATGACCGCTTATTAGGCACTAATAAGCGATGTTCTCTCAACAAAGAAAATAATCGGTCGCGACCAATAATTAATTGTTTTTGTTTCAAAAGAAAGTGTAATTTTCGCACCCCAAGCCTAGGGTGAACTGTTCGCTCAGATTTCACTGCACAAACAATAATTGCATCTAATTTTTTCCGTTTATCAAACGTATCTTGGCGTTTGTAATAGGCTTGCCGAGTGATTTTTATAAAACGACAAGCTTTGGTTACGGTGAGTTTTTCAACCGTTTTTTCCTTAATAACCCGGCTTTGCGCTTTTTTGAGAGACGAACTCCAAAATCCCTATCCATCACTTTGACAACCGCCTCAAAAAATCAGCTTTGAGCTGCATCTCCTCAAGCTCTTTTTCAAGGGCTTTAATACGTTGTTCAGGTGTTTTTTGTTCCGAGGTTTGGTTCATAGTAGCACCTTTATAAAGAGTATTGGGCGTACCTTCCGGCCAATCTAATCTACCATGCTTACGTAACCAAACCAAAACAGTTGAACGTCTCTGTATGCTATATTGATATTGAGGTTGTTTATAGGTGAGCTCGCCTTTTTCTACTTGGTCAACAACTGCCAATTTAAAAGCAAGGGAATAATCACATTGTGTTAGTTTAACTATTGGTGTCATTACACTCTCCAGTTTTAGATTGGAAAAGTGTCAACCTTATTTAGGATGGGTCACAGATAGTAAAAAAGCCCACCGAAGTGGGCTTTTAGTAACTTTCAAATGCACGTGCATTTCGCGTGCACTTTCAAGTGCTTTTGTTGTCAGTGTGTAGTCCTGATGATTTCGCTAACTTCTTGTTTTTGAAACCGTTGTCTTATCACTGACGCACTAAATTTGGGCTGGCGGAGTCTGAACTCATCGCTTAACTAAATGATTTTATAGTGCTAATGTTCAATTCAACTTTTCACTGTGGCTTGGTATTTTGTCAGTTAATGTAGAAATTATTATTTTTCTTTTGTCGCTGGTAATCTTGTAAAGGGCGAATATGGTGTTTAAAGTTAAGTGTCACATATACTCGTTTGTACTAAGTAGTAATGATTGTTTATTTTGTTATTTTATAACATCTTTAAACAAGATTTTAGCAAAAAATGATAGGAAATAGGTATGAGCCAGTGGACACTTGATGATCTGCGCAGATTGGATAAAAAATATGCTGAGGATGGGATACACGTTCATCAACGTCCGTTAGCAGCAGCAATGGATATACTAGGAACAGATTTTAGGCTTGGTTTTTTTAGTAATCCAGAGATTCAAAAAATCGTAGATGCATATACTGTTATGATGCCTGAAGTTGAAACAAGCTGGCCTGGTGCAGGAATAGGCATGATTGCATCCATGGATCAAGTTAGAAAAATGATATTTCCTGTCTTATTCGGAGATAAAGTGCTAGAGATTTGGCAAGTGGCAGGTTTTTCAAGTAATCAAGAGTGGTGGGAGTGGTGTCGAGAAGATAGAGCAATTGCAGCAGAAGTGTCTTTTGCTACTGCTGATCTTCATGATTTTACTATGGGTTTGAATGAAATAGAGGTATATGCCTCAGAAGTGTGTGCCTCAGAAGCATTAACACTCTGGAAAATGTCTCGCTCTAATCTTGAAGATATAGCAAATACACTGCCTAATAGCTTTAGTCATGATTCAGTTATCCAGCCCATTTGCATGGTAGCAGAGCTTTCCATTAAAGCGGCGTTGATATGGAGTGGTGTTGATTTAAACGTTTTGAAAGGTAAAAATGGGCATAACCTTACATATTTGTCACAGGCTATGATGGAGAAAATACCCCATCGTGATGATAAACAAATTAAAGCCGTGATTGATAATATGCCTCATTATGTAGCTAGCCGCTATAAGCCAGTGGGGCTTAAACGTCTTCAGGTTGTGCGATTAGCATTAGGCGTTCAATTTGTTGCAGCATCTACTTTGCGTAGAATAACGAAATCAGACCTAGCTATACAAGTAGAGTCAGAGGGATATCCTAGTTTACGCCCAACATTTAGTATTTGAGTGAGAAGCTGTACTTCATAAATTATTATTTACCTCAGTGTATTGAACATCACGAGAATGTTTTTTATTAACGTTTCCAGCCAGTAGTGTAATTATAAAATGATGGATTTATAGTTAGTGGCTTATTTCCTAGATACATCTAGAACAAAAATATCTATAATTTTTCGCAGTTCAGCTGGTGGACACAACCAGCGCCTAAGTTACTTATTCGATTTGGTGATCCGTTCCTCCGTTCAGCCTGTATTTGGATATCAAGATAAAGCTCAGTGAATGGCGCATGCGTTATTGCCATTGGAGATAAGCCGAGCACTTGAGGAAGCAATGCGCTCGGTGAAGTGAGTTTAGGATTACATTGCAGAGGATATAAAACACTTTAATACAGTATTCATTAGAGAGCCTCCATTATTTGCAATGGAATCAATTAATTTACTGATGACGGCTTCAGTACCTTTTTCTTTAATGAGCTCGGATATTTTCTGTTTTTCTTCAGGGGCAAGGTCTGCGTTTTGTATAATTTCAGTAAGTTTTTCAATAGGTTCATTGTGAATTTTAATTGTTTTAATACCTAAAATTGCACTTAAGCCTCCATCTGCAAGTAGAAAATCAATACCTTTGTTCGTAATCCTTAAAAAATAAAGTTGGCTTGGGCTCCAACGCATAGCAGGATATTGATGTTCATTTTCATAACCTGTATCTAATAATCCATGCTGTTCTAAATACATTACATTTGCTTGAAAAATAGCTTCACTTTCAAATATGCTGACTAATTCTGCATATTTCAAGCGATGTTGTTTCTTATTTATACCTAATGGACAGTGCTCATACATTTTATTTAATAAAGTTTTTTATTTTTCACGATCAAATTTAGCCATTGTTAATCCTTTAAAGTTAATAAATATTTAGGTTATGTTTGGACTTGGAGTATGTCAAATAGGGTTTAATTTTTAGGTCCTTCCTAACACTTTTCTATTTTACGGGTATTGCGCCGCGTTCTGAATCTAGCTATAAAATTTTGAATTTGTGTTCCATGAAGTATGGGACATATCTCACGCAATATCTCATATACCCCAATGCCCATGTTCAGATATGAAAGTCTGAACTTCGGCTGACAATTAGTTTTTTAATAATAATATCTTGATAATTGAAGAGGGTTACATACAATCCATTGATAATTTTTGTCTTAAGATTAAACTAACCACATATATCATTAATAATATTTCAGGGAACATAAGATGGCTTTGGAAGCTGGGGGGTATGCCGAAAAATTTGGCAATAGATATGAAGCTAACTGGGTGGCCTACCAACTGCTTCGCCTACTTGAAGAAAAAATTCATTGGATTACGATCGAACCTATTGGAGATGACGAAGTTGGTGTTGATGTAATAATTGGCACGTTTCAAAATCAAGCAGAGCATCATCAATGTAAAGCGGGCGTAGGTAATAATGAACATTGGACCTTATCTCAACTCAATGAATCCAATATTTTTAACAATGCCCTATTTCAAATTGAACGTGGAATCACCGAGTTTCATCTTGTCTCCCCCCTACCCAGTAAAAAAATGAGTGATCTCAGTGATAGTGCGCTTAATAGCAACATGATTCCAGATGATTTTATGAAGTACCAAATTAAAGTTAGCCAAGAACGTGAAAAAGACTTTAATGCCATTTGTAGTTATTTGAAATTGGATGTAAATATTCCTTCGGATATAAACAGAGCTATTCATTTTCTTCAAAAATTCAAGATTACCCCTTATATTATTAATCGTTATACTCAATATGAGCTTGAAGATAAAGCTTCTATGTTATTTTTAGATAATCCAGTAAAGCTACTCAGTTTTCTTAAAAATTATCCAGTCGAGTTTAACAAACTAAGGAAGAAAATAACCTTATCTGAGTTATTAGCAGATTTAAAAACGAGTGGCTTTGAACAAAAGATTGCACCCGAGGACCATAGAATTTCAACTGTGCTTGATACTCTTTCTATCGAGTTTGAAGAATCAATCAAACCTTTCCTTATTTGCAACACATTAATTCCGAGAAATGAATTAAATTCGATCACTAACTCAATTAAAGACAACGCAGTAACCTTAATTAAGGCAGAAGCAGGAAGAGGGAAAAGTGCTTTACTTTTAGAATTACATAACCATTTAAAAGCTAACAATATCATTTCTGTTCCTGTGAGATTAGATAGAAGGCGGCCTGAACATAACACAAATGAGTTTGGAAAATCTTTAGGGTTTCCTTATTCTCCAGTTCATAGTTTAACTAAGTTTGCTCCACAACAAAAAATAGTATTTATTCTTGATCAACTTGATGCCATAAGATGGACTGCCTCACATTCGAATAATGCGTTAAATATCTGCCGAGAAATCGTTAATCAAGTTATTAACGCAAGAAAAGAGGGAAAAGATATCAGTATTGTTTTAGCATCGAGAGATTTTGACTTAAATGAAGATATTGCTTTATCCAGTTGGCTAAAAAGTATTAACGATGATCTTTTAGATATCGAATTAACTCTTTTAGATGAAAAAACAATAGCCCCGTTAGTTTCACCTTATGAAGTTTATGCATCTTTAGCGGAAGAAAAAAAAGAGATACTTAAAATTCCTTTATGGTTGGGTATTTACTTATCTATTGCACAGCGTACTCAAACTGCCCCTCAATTTAATAATAAATTAGAGCTAGTCAAAAATTTTTGGGAAGATAGGCTAAATCAAATCAATCAGTGTGGAATAACAGAACAAGAAGCGACATTTCTTATTGATGAAGTTGTAACATTGATGATTCATCAATCACAATTATCAATTTCTGAAAATGTACTACCAACAGGAACGAAAAAACAGGTTGAGGCACTAATTTCTGTTGGGTTACTCAGCAAGCAGAATCAAAGAATTAGCTTTCGACATCAAGCTTTATTCGATTATCAAGTAGGGGCCAAATTTTTTAAAGCTGGAAGTGAATCACCAGAAGGCCTCTTGGCAGTAATTGGTTCTTATGAGGAACAAACCCTAACAAAAAGAGAGCACCTCAAATATGCTTTAAATATGCTATTAGACTCGGGGCAAGCTGCATTTTGTCACTGTGTAGAAGCCATCTTATTCAATAATAATATTAGGTTCCATCTAAAATATTTAGTCTTAAACTCAATTAAAGAAATTAACAGTATCAAAAAACCCGCAAAATTACTTATTGATAAAATCATCACAGCCCCTCTGCTTTTTAGAAAGTTCCTCACGATAAGTTGCTATTCAAATATTGCTATTATTCGCCACCTTAGTGAAAACCTGAACATTTTAAAATGGCTACATAGTAACGATGAAAATTTAATTAACCTTACTATCAATTTACTCCGTTCTATAGCCACAATTGAGCCAAAATTAATTACCAAAGAGCTATCGGCCTTCATTGGGCAATCGGAGCAGTGGAATCAAAGGGTGTACTCTGCATTACCATGGGACATTAAAGATGATATGGATGATATCTTTGAACTTCGGAAGAGATTACTTAATTTAGGTTGTACAGCAAGTTATATTGATTGGAAGTCATTGAGCAAAACATATCCATTACGTGCACTCTTTTTCATTGAATTAATATTGGAACATTATAGAAACGTTATCTGTGAATATCCATACTCCTATAATATAAAAAATATTAATAAGATAACGCATCGTGACGGTTGGACTGATGATGATCTTAAAGAGATTAAAAGGTTGGCAGTAGCAACACCAACACAAATGATTGAACGTTTTTTTAAATATATAGATAGTGTTTTTAGTTCAGAGCCGGATGAATATGCTGTTAATCCATGGTTTTATCGGACTAGGCATAGCAACTATCATGATGTAAGTAGTATTCGAAATGGGCTCTTTACTCTCATGGAGGCCGCAGGGCAACAGTTAGAGGCTCACCCTGAAATATTGCTAGATCTTATGAAACCTTATATGGAAAAATCAAATGCTGTGATAACACATTTGGTTGCGACACTGTTATTGAACTTACCAAATCAATATGCAGATTTAGTCATAAATTGGCTACTGGCTTATCCTACAATTCGTTTAGCCTGTGGCAATATGTATATTGAGCCTCCCTGGGTTTTACCAGGAAAACTCATAACTAAATTTTCCCCTCATTGTTCTAATGAGTTATTTTTTCAATTAGAAAAAACAATTTATTTTTTTCCTTCAACAAAAGAAATTGGACAGATAAAGCGGCAATTAGAAGATAGAAGAAGAGGGGTGTATTATAGTTATTGGGGAGAGTTGCAATATTTTCTATTACCAACATTAGATCGTCAACGCATATTGAGTGAATCAAAAAATTTAATGTCAATACTTATGCGCAAATTTAGCTCATATACTGAGGCTGATTTTTGCCTTATTGATAGTTATACAGGAGGACTCATTATTTCGCCGTTACCTGATGGTAATAAGCTTTCGAATAAAGCATGGCGCAAGCTAATATTAACACCAGAGTTTAGATTTTCGCCTCATAAGTTAACTCAAGTCAGCGATGATGTTGCTTCACAAGCCGATATTAGGTCGTTTGCTAGTGATTTACAGTCGAACGTGATAAATGAACCTGTTCGTTTTGCTCAATTTGCGCTTTCATTGCCTCAAACCATTCATAAAGAGTATATTGATGCTTTTTTTTATGGACTCGCTGAGGCAAATAATAAACAAGTAAACGATAGTGATAAAGAACCTAAGGAAACTTGCCCTATAGAATTAATAGAGAAAGTGATTCTTCATTTCAATAATAAAGATTGTGAGTATTCTCTGGTTAGATTATTAAGCAGTAGATCTGCTAGTTGGTCTAGACAGATTATTGATATACTAGTTAATCTAGCAAAATATTCAACTAATCCTGAAACTGATCAATTAACTGTTTGGGACCCTAAAAAAGGAAAAACGACAGATTTCGCTGATGCTAAATCATTGCTTAGCACAGCAATTAATTGCGTTCGAGGTATTGCTTACCAAGGTATTGCTGATATTTTTTGGAACAACGAAATATTTGCATTAGACAATCTTGAACTAGTCGATTGTGCTATTAATGATGAACATCCTTCAGTAAAAATCGCTGCTATTTTTCTTTTAACTCCATTGCTAAATTATAATAATCATTATGCCCATGAAAAATTTATTGAGCTGTGTTACCAAGATCTACGTATGACATGTGGGGATGGTGCTTATCATTTCTTTAATCAAGGTTTTGAAGGAAAGCATCAATCACAATATATAGATTTAGTGCTATCAATGCTAACCTCATCCTATGATGAAGTAAGGAAACAAGCCGCAACACAAATATATGCTCGCTGGTTTTTTAATGATCTATTTGAGGAACAACTTAACACAATATATCAAGGTGATAATATTCTAAAACAAGGGTATGCATCTGTCGTTTGTCAGTTTCTTCAAGAAGATAAATACAATGATAAAATCGATAGAATAGAGTATGCCTATCAATTATTAATCAATGATGATAATGATGAAATACTAAGAGAAATAGGAGTATGTATTGGATATGAAAGCTATTGGCTCAAACCTAACGCAGATAAATTATTTAATCTTTTTGTTACATCAAAGGCTGTTAAGCATTCGTTATATCAACTATTTGATTCATTAGAAAAATATCCAAAAAATTTATCTAACTTAAGCGACCCTATTTTACGATTAATAAAAAATATCACGGGCAATTACAGTGTAAATGATCAACCACTAAGAATGGATGTTCAAGAGTCAAGCCTACTTGCCGTTCTACAAAAATTATATGATGAAGCCACAGAAGACCAAGATAAAGAGGCTCTTAATATCTGTTTAGATATCTGGGATACATTACTGCAATCTGAAATGTATTCAGCTATTGGAGCAATAAATATACTAGATGGAGGTCTGCTTAGTTAGAGGTGAATCAAACTCACTATGGTTATAGCTTAGCTAGTAAGGTCATCTTGCTGTCTGTGCCAACTATGCTGGTTTATCTGTACTATTATGTTTCACTACTGATTTAGTTTTGAGTCTTATATGGGTCATGGTACAGAAGTGGGGTTTTGCTCAAAATATTTGACTTACTGTTTAGTAAATTTTTAAGAGTAAGCTCTATCTCACTTTCTATCCAAGAATTTTTTCAATGAAATCAGATTCATTTATCAGGCTTCGACATAAGCTAATAACATTTATTTAAGACTATGACTTACTATTGACGCATAGCTATAGCTATGCGTCAATAGTATCTGCCCAAATTTGAGCTGATACACATAAACTACCCAACTAGCGATATTCCCCTTATCCCGCCTTCTATAATACTTCCCCTATCTGCTGCCTCAATAAAATCTGCCCACCATTGCATCATAGGCCTTCTTTGCTCTAAATAATCACTGCGGTTATAAGCGCGTCTCACTTCGTTTTTGTCAACGTGGGCGAGGGCGGCTTCAATCACATCAGGAGGGAAGCCTTGCTCATTGAGTGCAGTACTGGCAATTGAGCGTAGACCATGAGAAACCAATACACCGCCGAATCCAGCGCGTTTTAATGCAGCATTGATGGTTTGGCTGTTCATTGGTTGGGTGGGCTTGATACGGCTAGGGAAGATAAACTCACGATGACCACTGAGTGGTTTCATTAGCTCTAAAATAGCTAAAGCAGCGTCAGATAACGGAACTGTATGTTCTCTGTTCATCTTCATTCTGGCAGCGGGGATCTTCCATTTCTTGGTCTCAAAGTTGATTTCGTCCCAACGGGCTTCAGCGGCTTCGGCAGGGCGTGAGATGGTAAGCAGCTGCCACATAAACAAACATCTGGTAGGTAAGATAATATTAGCTGTACGCATTGTCTGCATGAGCTTTGGTAGCTGATCAGGGGGAATACTTGGCATATTCTTTTTCTTGGGTTTTTCAAAAGCTTTGCCAATATTGATACTCGGTACGGCATCAATTAAGCCAGTATTTTGAGCATAGATCATCACTTCGTTGATACGCTGACATAGGCGACGAACCGTTTCTAGCGCACCTCTAGCTTGAACCGGTTGTATTGCTTGAACCAATATATGCGCTTTGATATCGGTAACGCTGATATCACCTATAGCGGGAAACACATCTCGTTCAAGTGAGCGCCAAATATCGTTACCGTAATCTTCGGTTACGGTGGACTTCTTTACTTCCCACCAACGTTCAGCGACAAGTTGAAAGGTATTGGTTTTGGCCTCTTGAGAGTTTCTTATTTGATCTTTTTGATATTCTTGAGGATCAATATCTTTTGCCAGTAATGAGCGAGACTCTGCTCTAAGTTTTCTTGCATCTGAAAGTGTGACAGCAGGGTAGGCACCAAAACTTTGTTTGGTCCTTTGTTTTGTATAAGGGCGGTAGTAACGGAATTGCCATAACATGCTTCCGCTAGATTTGATTAGCAGTGTGAGTCCATCACCATCATACAGCTGATAGTCCTTGTCCTGCGGTTTAGCTGCTTTGATTTCGGTATCGGTTAATGGCTTAGTTTTTCTTGCCATGAAAAATCTCCATGCGTTTAGGCCCAACAAAGATGTTAGTTCTTTTCGTTGGGCCTATCAATGGGCCTAAAGGAATTAGCTTGGGTGGGATAAAATAGGGCAGTGTAGGACATAAAAAAGCCCGCAACTCATTGAGTTAGCGGGCTTTTCAGTCTTCTTTGGACGTCCTTAGAAGATAATTTGGTGGAGCTGGCGGGAGTTGAACCCGCATCTGAATGGTTTTAATTTATTGATTTTTAATGACTATTTTAATGCTGTCTGTATGGCGTGCATTTCACGTGCATTTTGTAGTCACCGCACTGTCTATGCATAGGCTATTTAGAGCTAATCGATTTTCCTTGTTTTGTTGTATTACCGTCATATTCTTTTAGATAAGATCCATAATGTCTAAATAGCATTTCTGGGCCTTTATGCCCCATTTGCCCTGCGAGCCAAAATAGATTAACTCCTTGGCTAATATTTCGAGTGGCGAACGTATGTCTTGTTTGGTAGGGGTTTCTATACCTTATGCCAGCTTTCTTTAATGTTGGTACCCATGCTTTTTTTCTAATTGCATCAGCACTAGCCCAAGCTTGATTAGTTTTAGGATCTTCAAAAATGACGCCATCTTTCATAAACGTAAATTGTTTTTGTTCATTAAGCGCTTTCATGGCCTCATCGTTTAGCTCAACCTTCCTTGTTCCAGCTTTAGTTTTTGTTTCTTTGATAACGCCTACAACACTTGCTGATTGAACGTGGGCTGTGCGCTCAATGAAATCTATATCACTCCACTTTAAGGCGCATAGTTCAGAGCTTCGTAATCCCGTATTGATAGCGAACCTAAATAAGTTTTTCCATTGCTCATATTTAGCGACAAGAAGTAGAGCAGACACTTCTTTTGGTGATAGTGGATCAACAATATAACTGCTTTCTGTGGTACCACCTTTTGATTGATACCGAGAAGCTGAAACTAAACTAACAGGGTTAACAGATATTGCTCCATCAGTAATTGCTTCATCTATTGCACTCCGTAAAAATGAAAGCTGATTTCGTATCGTTTTTAATGATGTAGATTGTTTTTGTATCCAATTTTTCACGATCGCAGGTGTTAATGATGTTACTTGTAATTTATGTAGGTCAGATAAGGCGCTCTTGCATTTTTTATACCCACCAATAGTTGATGGCGATAAATTTCTTGTCTCACATATAACGAGATACTCATCTAAATAATCAATAATGGTTTTTATTTTATTATTAACCCCAAATAATGGGAGTTTTTTAGATTCAGGGAAATACTTAGCATAATTAAAAGTAGATCTTTCAATATTATTTTGAATCTCAGCAAGCAGTCTTTCAGCATATTTTATGTTCTTATTATCGACTGTTAATCTAGATAAGGGCTCTCTACAGAGAACCCCTTTATAGGTAAACGTGATGACAATAGTTTGTTTGGTTTTATTATTACGAACAGTTACTCCTCTTGGTAATGAGTATTCTGCTTGTTTTTGCGAGCCCATTTATTCACCTCTGCAATATCGATCCATCGTTCTTTTGAGCCTTCCACTTTTAAGACATGCACACCTTCAATCCAAAATTGTCTTTGTAAGCGTTTGTTAATGGCTTCAGGTGTTTCTCCATATAAATTGCAATACGCCGAAATGGGTAAACATTCATATAGCATCATCACCTCCCTTCCTATACCCGTTCTCCATAATATCCCGCGCAATAACTGCAGGCGGGTTATCCCAATAAGCATCGAAAATGATATCGTTTAAATGATATTTACTGATGTCATCTAAAGTCTTAGGCAGGGTGTCATGAGGTAATTTTAAAAGGATAGAATCACCTGTCATGTTTACCGCAATATCAATGATCTGCTCAGTGGTAAAATCTGTTTTACGATAACCAGCTTTCCAGACGGCATCAGTTATATCACTGGGATCAGCCATGTTGTCTGAAATTAATTTAATTAAAACAGGATCAGTCGTAGTCATGATCTACCTCCAAGACAGAGACTAATTGCGCGCTAGCTTCTGTTTCGGCTTTATTAACAAGTTGCATAAACTCTTCGTGAGTAATGAGCTTTTTAAGTTCAGCAACTAAAATTTCATTTCTGAGTATTCGGCGTGAATAATCGACCTCTTTACGTTGGCGCTTTAAAATAGCCAGTTGATCGCAAATATATCGACGTTGCCAGTTCAAGTATTTACGGGCTGTTTTTGCGCGAGTAGCCCATTCGGGGTATCTATCTTCCTTTCTGTCAAGCTCCGCATCGATACGCATAATAGAAGAGTTGCAATAAGCCAAAGCCCGCAGATAGTCTTCAAGTGTTTTTAGTTCATCTAAAATTAAGCGGTTATCTTTATCAAACTTCAGCATGGCGAGCTCCTTTCGATTTACGTTTTTTCTTTTTAATGTTCGGTATTAACTTTGGCTCAGTAACTTGTTTAGGGTTAGGGCGGGGCTTATATACCCCGTCATGGATAAATCGCCTAAAATTTAAGTCATGAAGATAAGGCTCGATATAACAGCACCCGTCATCAAAATGATGAATTACCTTAATAAGCGGATCATCATATTCGTTAACTTCATGCTCAGTGTTATTCTTCTCAATCACTGGTTTGCCTCCTTGCAAATAATCTTGTAAGCCCGTAATACGTGACTCGGTTTGCCATAAAGAGTGGTGACACGAAAAAAGAACCCGATAGTGCTTTCGTGAACGGGGGTAAAAAGCAATGCCCGATCAACTAACCGATTTAGCTTTCTGCGTTCAGTGATGAAGGAAAAAATAATCACTTTTGCCACGTTTCCCATTTCACTTGTGATATATTCAATTTTCATTAATCATTCCCTATGATTTGGTCTCGTAAGGATTGAGATAATTTGTGGACATCCTTTTTCATGGACATGGCGATTAAGATAGGCTCTCCATACATTTCCGATGTTAGGGCATCCATGGTAAACATCACGGATAGATCGTCTTCGCTAGGCAAAATATCCACGCTACCTCTGCCAAACATTAAATAAGGAAGAGCTAAATAGACTGATGCTATATAAGGTGTTTTTCCTTTTTTATATTTGCGGTCCAGCAAGTCGCCAAAATTGGGGTAACTCCCTTGCATGAGAATTAATTCTGACTTCTCAAATGGTCTAAATTCCTCATCTTGATCATGACGGTAATAGGTAACAGTGTGACTTCTATCATCATGGCTATTGATATTAAGAAACTCTGCCTCATCAGGTACTGAACATACAAACTGAACAGCAACATCCTGGTTGAACTCCGCATTATGTTTCATTCTAATTAATGCATGCCCGTTAGTTGCTTCTATGTATAGGTTATTAATGTGAACAACCTTAGTGACTATGCGCGGATCATCATTTGTGGATATTAAGGCTAAAGCTGCGCGGATTAAGTCAGCATCAATGAGTGGTAATTTTACTTTCATTATTTATCCTCCCACCCAATTGCCTGAAATAGTCCCATTTTCGGGTGATACCAGCGAGTGCCACGTTTTTCTGCTTCGTCCATCATGTGTTTCATTGCCACCATGAAGTCAGTCTCATGGATGATCGCCATAGGTCTAGGCATACCCTCTGGGGTAAGAATGGTTATTTGGTCTTTTCTGACACCATATTGCTTGGCAAGTGTCTTGCATTTATCAATCGTCATGCCCGATTTGGTTTTCGCTAATGAGTAACCAATCCAACCTGCAGGGATGGTTCCTTGTTTTATTTGCTCAACGACTTCATTCACTTGTTCAACTTTTTGCTCTACGTGAGATATACGGCGTTCGCTTTCTAGGTTAGCCAATGCCATAGCAGCGATAATTTCAGCTTGTGATTTTGGCTTGACTCGTTCATCTTCAAGTTCTTTCCAGCGATCAACTAACCGAGCTGTAAATTCAGGGTAGAGTTGGGCCACTACAATGATGCTATCTCGTTTTCCTTTCTCACCTGAAAAAACATAATGTTTTGGTATTACGCCATTAGCTGATTTAATCCCATCCTCCGTCGGAGGTTGGGAAATAACACCGCTATTAGCTAGTCTTTCAATAGTTCTTTTTACATTATCTTCACGGCTACCAACTAACTCAGAGATCTCTTTCGAGGTCATTGACGCATTGGTGCTAATTAAATTATTCATATTAACTACCCTTAGTGTATTAACTGACTTTTACCTTGAGAAATAAGCAAGGTGGCGCTATTGATGAGTAGTTGATCAAGCATGTCTTGCATCCATTTATCACCTTCTTCGCCTTTTGCTTTATTGCCTTCGTAAAAACGGAACAGAGCAAATACGCCATCATTTGATTGTTCGAGAATGACTGACTCGATTTTTACAATGAGTAGCTTCTCGACAATTTTTAAATCTAAATCGACAACAATGTTTTTATGTCTAAACGAAAATTGCTCATTAAGACCCGGGCCGAACCGCATTGCGCAGGAGATTAAATATTTATTTGCTTCAAGCGTTCTTAAATTATCCACAATGTACTTAACAAATATCTTTTGTTCTTCTGGCGTTAATTTACGATTTGACTTCATAGCTTCTTTATCTAATAAAGAGGCTGGGAAACCTTTTTCTTTTAAATATTCGATGATTTCATCTGGTGTCATTTTTTTAGTATTCATAAATAACTCTCCGTCACTTTAATTTTTGCTTTATTTAGGCAACGCTTAGATGATTGATTACTTATTTTTTGTTGATAACTCATTGCGCCTGTGGTTGGTGGTTCTGCAACAATAAAAGCTTTGTTATATTGTTCTACTGCACGTCTATAAAATCCTTTATTCTCTAATTCTTTACCTTTTTTCATGAATTCAGAAAACGTCATGATATTTATATTCCTCTCCATTTAAGTAGGGTGGTAAATATTCAACGATATAATCAATCATGAATTTACCTATTTCAGAAATAGAGCCGTTAGATTTATATAAACGCTCATAGGTGTTATAGATATCGTTATCATTCCACTTACAACGTTGTCGACAATCTTTTTCTTCATAGATATCACGAAAGAAGTTATTTAAATTTTCAAAGTTAATTTTTGTAATAACAGTTTTATTATTTACCCTTGATTTAAACTCGGCTTTCTTTCCATTTTGTTTAATGTAAATAAGCACTGAGTTGATAAAGCGCTTTCTTCTTATTTCAAGTAAATTAACTTTATCCATCTTGCTTACTCCTGATTCAGAGCGCAGCAATCCCTAGCATGAACGCTATAATTAATTTTTATTTTGTGGATGATTTATTTATTGGTTAAAGCATTATTTAATTCGTAATATAATCTGTCAGCTTTTTCTACAGCTTTAGCATATTCCTTTTGTAAGCGTTCAATATTACGTTCCTGCTTTAATCGCTCTTGGAGTTCTGTTAGTTTAGCTTCCTTTCGTTCCATAAAGTGTTCGGTAGGCTCGCCACGCTTGAAAGCGATTGTGCCATCCTCAAGCTCGCGTTGTTCGCCTTCATAGTTAGTCTCAATACCTTCTTTGTGAAATTCACGCTCGGTGAGAATGTTGGCTAGTTTATTTAATGCTGAACGCTCACTTAAGTAAGCACGATTGGCACCTGCGATAATATAGACAGGGCGCATGGCAATAGTAATTTGGTTATCGGTTGCCTTCTCAATAGCTTCGTGTTGTCTGCTCATTTTCTTGTTCCTTTTATTCTTCGATTTGATATTTCGTATTTAATTCCACCAAGTCTGTCATTTAATATTGATATCAATAATGATAGTTGGCTTAAAAATAATCCCACGTCACCAAAATAATCTTTATCTTTGGGATAATTTTCATTAGCATCAGTCCAAAACATAAAATCACCGAATAATTTCATTCCTGTAATGAGAGAATCAATAGCTAAATCTAAATTACCTCTTAAGTTACCTAGTTCACCTTCTGTTAATTTACTTAAATCAGGAAGAGTAATTAATTCATCAATATTCATTATGCCTCCATGAAGCTGATTTTTTCATAAACAGTTTCTAAATTTAATTTTGCTAACTGGATTAAATTTGTAATTTGAATATCGTAATTTTTAACATGACCGCTTTCTTCAGCTACTTTTAAATTAATTGCAGTTTCTAATGCATTTAAAATACAACCGACAGCTGTTTCAATTGTGTCTTTATCACTAATTTTAATTTCACCGATAGGCTTTGGTAATTTATCAGTATTAATAATTGATACATTTTCTTTTGCTCTTTCTATATTAGCTACTGCTGACTCAATAGCATTAAACATATTATCACTAGGTGTTACGTTATCGTTGATAATGATATTTAAAATAGAAGTCGCATAAATTAATTCATCACAGGCTGATTCTTTTAATTTAGTGTTATTCATAACCTAGAGCCTCTCTAATTTCATCTTCTGCTTGTGATAACAAACTAAGTTGAATTGCTCGTTCTTCCTCATTACGAGAGAGAAATTGTGCCGTTTCTAGAAATGATTTCACTCTATGTAATGTATCTTCGTATTTACCTAAATCAGACTTAATTTCTTTTGTCATGATCATTATCTCTCTGTGCATTTTCTTCGATTAACCAAACTGAAATGTCACCTGATAATTCGTAAGCCAATCCGATTAAACTTTCTATTTCAGGTTGCCCCGATATACGTTCAGCATTGAGCTGGAATAAAAGGGCGTTTAGTTGGTCGCTTTTTTTTGCAACAGCCTCTAAGTTGAGTTCATGAGCCATAATTAAGCCTCGCAAGAAAACCGTGCAGAGAAAACAACATTGCCACCGAGTAATTCTTTAGCTTGTTCAGCGCTAGTGGCCATAACTTCTTTTTTCTCTGGATGCTCAGATTTAGTCCAGAAACGAAACAAGAACATAGGTAACATTACGCCTGTATGTATGTCAGGTTTCGGTAAATTAGGGATTGCAGTAGAATGTAAAATAGGCATATTTAAATCCTTTAATCACGTTTTGTGTTTTTATTAACACATATTTGTGTTTGTATTGCAATCACATTTTGTGGTTTTATTTTGGCTTTTGATTTAATTTATTGTATTTTCAGGTAATTTATTTTCAAATAAATCTCAGATTGGAATGCAGATCACTTCTTTGGAGGGGAGAGGGTACAAAAAAGCCCTCGCGGGGAGGGCTGGGGTAATGAAAGTTATAAACAATAAGACAGTGGATGGTTATGAAGCCTTACCTTTGCTTCCTGTTGTTCTGCTTTTTTTAGTTCCCGATTCATCTCCTTGTTCTGGTTGCTTACTAGCTTCACTAGATTCAGTTCCGACTGGTTCTCCCTCGACAGGTTCCGGCTCAGTTCCATTATCTCTATTGTCATTTTCTCTAATCTCTTTGTTGGATTCATCGGAAATTTTACTCTTTAAAATTTCCTCAAAATCAATAACTAATGGTTGATTTCCAATGATGGATGGGTTCTGTGTAACCCAACTACTAACAATTTCGTATACAGTAGCAGATAGTCCACTAGGACAATTTACTTTACTAAAAAGTTCCTTAGCTTCGCTTCTGTCGATTACAAATCCATGAGATGGGTAACCAACAATCAGCTTGTTTAAGGCGTCACCCTTCAGATTTTTGGATTTTTTGGCTAGCCTTTCGCCATAGGATAAGGCGATCCCCATCGCTCTTTGATGCTCACCTATTTTGTGCGGGTCTATTTGGCTGGCTACTGGCTGAAATAAGTTGCTTACTAGCTGTGATGCTATGTCAGCTGATAGCCTTGTGCTAATGCCACTTCCATACTTAATATCTGTTAAATATTGCCTAAAGGCGGATAAAGTTCTTGATTCAAGTTGATCGACAGCTTTAAATATATCTAAGCTTGAACTTGACTCCCCCATTTCATCGGCCTTTCTCAGTTGTATATCTAAAGGCCCCAGTTCGCCACGATCACCAATAATTAAATTGTTTGCTGATATTACAGCTAGTGTACCAGCGCTTTTGCATAAGCTTGGCACAAGAACGGAAACATTTCCAGCGTAATAATGCTGCAACGCCCGCCCCATTCGGTAGCCTGCGTTTGGGTCTCCACCATAAGTAGATATACAAAAAATTACATTTTCAGATATCTTATCTTCTTTTACTCTGTTTTCTATTTGTTCAGATAGGTTATCATAACCTGTTCTAGTTATGTCGCCTATATAGACATAAACATCGGTATTATCACAGTTTAACTCATTCATAAACGCCCGCTTAAATTAACTATTTGAAATTATTACATTGATAATGACATGGCGGTTTATGTCACCATATTTCTCACCACTCCCTAAAACGTGTCGTCAGGCCATTGTGACTTGATTACCTTACCTATGATTGTGCAGTTCCCGTTAATAGGGATCAGGTCGAAACGAGGGTTTAACGGCTCTAGGTACTCAACCCCACCATCTCTAATCAATCGTTTGAATGTGAATTCATCATTTAGCAAACGAGCAACACAGAAATCTCCGAACTCTACTTCTTCCTCAGGATCAACCAAGATAAGCATTCCTTCAGGAAAACTTGGCTTTCCTCCCGGTGGTGCTGTCATTGATTGACCTTCAACCTCTAACCAGAATGCGCGCTCACTGGCTTTCTTAGCTGTAGGTATCCATGACACAGCATCTTTCTGAGTGTATGAGTTAAATTCTGTTGAGAAAGCGCCAGCCTGTACCTTTGTGAATAGAGGGTATTGGTAATTACTTATAACTTGTTCGCTTTGTGAGCCAAACATCAACTCTGCAGGGGATACTTCTAGGATCTCACTAATTCTTAATGCATCGTCAGCACTAATTTTTCTCTCACCAAGTTCATAATTTCCTATTCGTGACGCAGACGAATATCCACACAGTTTTGCCAACTGAGCCTGACTAAAACCTTTAGATTCGCGGATAGATTTCAATCTTTCCCCGATAATTTCATTAATCTTTTTCATAGCCATTATTTAACACAAAACGTGAATAAAGTAATCAAACAAAATGTGATTGCATAATAAACACATTTTGTGTTTAATGTATATAAAAATAATGGAGAGGATGTATGAATAAAATTTCAATGCAACGTAAAAAGCTTGGGATTTCACAAGCAAAACTTGCAGCACATTTGGGTTGGGGGCAATCAAGAATATCTAATTATGAACTTGACATCAGGACTCCAAGCCTTTGTGACTGTCGTTCAATCGTAACTGCTTTTAATGAGTTGGGGAGTGATTGTTCCTTGGATGATTTATTCCCTTCTAAATGCGGTTACGAGTCTTCTAGTGCTATGAATAATCAAGGTAACTCTCATGCACCAAATCAACATGCCGATGCCTGATCACTACTTTCCTGATGATGCTAAGTGGATTCAGGAACAACTCACGAAGTTAAGCCCAAGCATGAGGCAGAAGGCATTAGTTAAATATTCAGAAGTATACCAAACGGAATGGGAACGAGAACAAGTTCCCTACCGTAAAGACAACAAAGCTCGTCATGAAGCTAACGTCAGATTAAGAGAATTCATAAAGCGTTATCAGAGAGCAATGCAAGGGTACACAGCAAAGCCGTTATCGATTTAGCAGTAATTAAATTTAGGAGGCATTGGAAGTTAAGACGTTTAGCCGTCTAGATTGTTTTCTGGGGAAGAGGGGAAAACTTTCTAGGGGGGAAAGGGGGGTGATCTTTGAAAGGGGTGTTAGGGAAGGCACAGCCAAGGGAGTGAGTAGATCTTAAATATAGATCTCTATAGGAGTTAAAAAGCCAACAGCCGTTTAGACGTCCAAAGAAATAAAAATAAATCCCTTCCTTTGGCAGTGCTAATTTTCAGATGAGGAAACCGATGTTAACAATCACACCAAATTTTGCACAGGAACGCGGATTGACGATGTTACGTCAGGCATGGAAGCAAAATAGAACATTCATGATTTATAGCCCAACAGGAAGCGGAAAAACGGCGTTAGCGGCGTTTATTACTGATGGACATGTTCAGCATGAAATGAGAGTAATGTTTCTTGTTCCTTACACCATTTTGATTGATCAAACAGCCAGTCGCTTTATTGAGTATGGTTTGCCAGCAGAAGAGATTGGTTATGTATGGCGTGATCATCCTAATTATGATCCAACTCGTTTAATTCAAATCGCATCAGCAGACACAATTATCCGTAGAGAATTTCCAGACAACATCGATTTATTAATTATCGATGAGGCACATTTACGCCGCAAGAAAATATTAGAAGTGATCAGAGAAAGTGAATTCAAGGTAATTGGCTTATCTGGTACGCCTTTTGCGCCATTCCTTGGTCATTACTACGAAACATTGATCAAACCCACCACAATGAAAGAATTAATTAAACGTGGTGATTTAAGCTCATACGAGTTCTATGCGCCGACTAAACCCGATTTATCAAAAGTAAAATCGTCCAGCAACGCAGAGTTCGGTAGTGATTACAAAGAAGCTGAGATTGCTGAAATCATGAGTGGTGCAGATTTGGTGGGGGATATTGTTGATAACTGGCTTGTGAATGGACGAAACCTACCTACGATTTGCTTTTGCGTCACAGTCAGTCATGCCAATTTTGTCACCGTCGAGTTCAACCGTGCAGGTGTGAATGCTGAGGTGATCACTGCAGATACGCCACATGATGAGCGTCAAATCATTATTCATCGGTTTGAGCAAGGAGCGACCAAGGTGCTTGTAAGTGTGGGCACATTGATTGCCGGCTTTGATAGTGATGTTCGTTGCATTATTTACGCTCGCCCAACTAAATCAGAAATTCGTTGGTGTCAGGCTATTGGTAGAGGATTGCGTACCGCACCAGGAAAAGAGACTTGCCTTATTTTCGATCACTCTGGTTCTGTTCACCGCTTAGGTTATCCCGATGACATTGAATATAACGAACTGCCCACCAAAAATGATGGTATGAGTGAATCTTCGTCTCGCCGAGAGCAAGAAAAGCGAGAGAAGAAACCGAAAGAATGTTCTTCCTGCCACTACATGAAGCCTGCAGGCGTTTATGTTTGCCCTAAATGTGGGTTTAAACCTTTAGTGGGTGAAGATATCGAAGTTGATACTAGCCGAAACATCAAAAAACTGAATAAAAAAGAGCGCACTTACACCCGAGAAGATAAGCAAAGCTGGTGGTCTCAATTGAAATACTACCAGAACCAACGAGCGACACAGGGTAAGCCGATAAGTGATGGTTGGGTTGCTAATACCTTTAAAGATAAATTTGGGGTATGGCCACGAGGCTTTCATAACACACCACAAGAAATCACTCCCGAAGTGAGTAACTTTATTAAGTACAAACAAATTGCCTTTGCTAAATCTCGCAAGAAGGCACAAGCCAATATTCAAAATTTACGTACTCAAATTAGCCACCAGCCACAACAAGGAGGTTTACTGTGAATACGATTGATGCCGTAAAAGGGCAATGGGCGAAAATATTTGCACATTATGGGTTACCTCCTATAACGGGGCGTAAGCACTTTAAAGGGAAATGTCCTATCTGCGGGCAAAAAGGAAAATTTCGTATTGATGATAAAAACGGGCGAGGAACTTACATTTGTACGTGTAGTTCAGGCAACGGTTTTCAATTGTTAGAAAGAACACAAGGTAAAGACTTTAAAACATTAGCAGATGAAATTGATGTATTGATTGGTAATTACCGAGAAAAAGAAGCTCTTTTACCAAGTAAAACAAATAAGAATAATTTATTCCAACGCATCACAGGCTGTTATTCTAAATTATCAACACTGAAAAATACACCCGCCATGCAGTATTTACATAATCGAGGTGTTTTTGAGTTACCACTTGATAACGTTCGTTATTGTGATCATCAACCTGTTCGTAATAGTTCTGACAAATTTCAGGCTATTTGGTCATTAGCCACTGATGCTAAAGGACAACTTTGTTACTTGCATAGAACGTATTTACAAGGGGATAAAAAAGCCTCTCTTGATATTGTGAAGAAAATGACAGCTGTGCAGGAAGATAATTATTTAGAGTATGCAGAATCTGTCGCGATAAGGATGTTTCCTGTCGATACCACACTTGGAATCGCTGAAGGTATCGAGACAGCACTTTCTTGTAAGCAGCTCTATGGTGTAAACACTTGGTCGGTCATCAATACTAACTTCATGAAAAAATTCAAAGCACCGAAGGGTGTTACTCATCTTGTTATCTTTACAGATATGGATTGGAATGCAGCAGGTCATGCAGCTGCTATGGAGTGTGCACATAAAAATCTACTTTCTAATAATGATGTAGAAACGGTCAGTGTGAGATGGCCTGATAATGGCGATTTTAATGACATGCTAATAGAGGCCTGTGAAGTAAGAGAGTTAGTGTTTTCAAAACACCATAAGGAAGTGGCGTAATGCGTGATATTCAACAGGTATTAGAACGATGGGGGGCTTGGGCGACTAATAATACTGAGTCAGTTCAATGGTATTCGGTTGCTGCTGGGTTTAGTGGATTAATACCAAGCAAGGTTAAAGCTCGTCCTCAATGCTGTGAAGACGATGCAATAATTATTTCTAGTTGCATGGCGCAATTGAATAAAAAGAATAGTGAGATGCATGACCTATTACTTGATTACTATTTATTCGGAATGACATTCATGCAACTTGCTAACAAGCACAATTGTTCTGATACTCATATAGGAAAAAAACTGCAAAAAGCAGAAGGGATAATAGAGGGTATGTTGATGATGTTAGATGTTTCCTTAGAAATGGATCGATACATAGAAAAAGTCACATAAAGCGCTTTACGATCGTAAAAATGATGATATTGTGATAAGAATGACATCAAGGTCAACTAACTTATAAACCCGCTTTTGCGGGGTTTTTATATATAAAATAAAGTTTGCTATCTGAGTTCATCTATGGCTTAATGACATCACTGGTTTGGAAGTACAGGCCTATTTATGTTAGTCAGTTTAAAGTTGTTCACCGTTTAGCGTTATCCTCGATACCACTTCATTGCGAATTCCTTCTAATTAATTCCCATAAGTAAAAATAAAAAACAAACCCTCATATGCCTTATGGCAAATTAAATAAATTAAAGGAAATTCTATGTCTAATACAATGACTGGTTCAGTAAAATGGTTTAACGATGATAAAGGTTTTGGTTTCATCACCCCTAAAGATGGAAGTAAAGATGTATTTGTACATTACTCTGCAATCCAAAGTGATGACTTCAAATCTCTGATGGAAGGCCAAGAAGTTTCATTTACCATTGAAAATGGTATGAAAGGCCCAGCAGCAGGCAACGTGGTGGCTCTCTAAAGGCGCTATTACTATTCGCCTCTATTTTAAATGCCCTTGTTGTAGCGGTTCACAATATAGAACATCACAATTTGATGTCACAGTGAACAATCCACATGGCGCAAAATGTATCTTTTGCAAAAGTGTGATGACAGCTCAAATGAGTTAAGCATTAAATAGTTGAATATATAAAACCTCGCTTCGGCGGGGTTTTTTTATATAAAAAAATGCCGACGCGCTAGGAGTTATGTCGGCATAAACTCTCGGGAATAGTGTTAATAACGAGATAAATTATCAATAAAACAATGTATCAATATCAGGGAAAACCAGATATATGCTGTAATGATAATCATTATCATTATCATTAAAGTGTCAATTATATGAATCCACAACAGTGGTTTTTTTCTTGTCTAAATATGACATATATCAATAAAAGGTGCTCATCATGCCAAAAGAGATAAACGAATTACAGTTTAGTCTTCACTATGCTTCAGAAACAGACAGTGAAAAGAATACCTCCGTCATTTTAACGGCGAATATCCATACAGCTGATGGTGAAACTCAACAACTGACACAATTAATTTGTACAACATCTCCCGCAGGTAAAAAGCAATATCGAATCGGCTTGCAAAAAATTAGTGATGCTGGTGACCCATTGCTGGTGGCGATTGAATCTTATTGGCGTAAAAACACACAAGAGAGTTGTGTTTATTTGTTAGAGAAAGCAAAGCAATTTATTCAAGGACATTTACAACAAACGAATACATGGATATCTATGTATGGTCTTGTCATTGTTTCTGAGGCGTCACTTGAAGAGCAATTGCCTGAAGGTTTATCAAAGGCACTTAAAGTATCAATGCCCGCCTAATTTTTATCGTTTCACTTTTAACTTTCTCACACTCATCATCAGCGGACACTCCTCTGGGGGTGACTATGCGTATGGATAAATTAACCAATGTAACCTATGGAACAGCAGGCCTAACGGCCTTTTTTGCCAGTCTCTCTTTATATGAATGGGGATTTGTTATCGGGATGGCGTTCAGCATGGTTCTGGGTTTAGCCACTTATTTTATGACACGCCGAGAGCAACGAAAACGCACTCAATTATTTGAAGAGCTTGTTCGTCATGTTGACCCACAAAACCCAACTGAAACCCTAAAAAGACTTGCTGAATTAATGGTGAAAGCGCCAAAGGATATTTAATGTCTCTCAAACAGAAAATAGCGGCGCTAACAACTGCGGGAGCCACAGCAATCGCGTTAGTAGTAATAGCCCATTTTGAAGGTGTGCGTTATGAACCTTATCGTGATGTGGCAGGTGTTTTGACGGTTTGTTATGGGCATACAGGAAACGACATCATTCAAGGTAAGACATACACACAACAAGAGTGTGACGAGTTACTGCAGAAAGACTTTATCAGAACGCAACAGCAAGTTGACATCCTGGTTAAAGTGCCGGTCGATGATAAAACAAAAGCTTCTCTATATTCCTTTGCTTTTAATGTGGGTACCACAGCTTTTGCACGTTCTACATTGCTAAAGAAATTAAATGCAGGTGATCAGAATGGCGCTTGTGAAGAAATGAAACGCTGGGTTTATGCTGGTGGAAAGGTGTGGCGAGGGCTTGTCAGTCGTCGAGAAGCGGAGTCAGCACTATGTCATGGAAACCTTTAATCATCATTATCAGCTTTATCCTTGCATTACTCATTACAGTCGCTGGTGGAATTTATCTCTTGATTGATAACACATGTACTAAAGACCAAGTGAGTTTAGAAAAACGCTGTCAGATTGCTCTCTCACATCATCGGTACTAATTATGAAGTATTGGAAATTTTACATTGTCGTTGTGATAGTGGGTATTGTTGCTGGTGGTTGTGCGCTGATTAATGCACAAGCGAAAAGAATTAACACGCTGACAGAAAACAACAAAGAACTGACTACCGCACTCGAAGAGCAGAAGGATATCAATACTGACTATCAAGTACGCATAGAGCGACTAAATCAACTTGATACAAGGCGCACACAGGAGCTTGTTAATGCAAAGAATGAAATTAGTCGCTTGCGTGACATTAGCGAGCGTAATCCAGAGCGGGTGTACATCAAAGCCGAGTGTCCCAAAGTCAAAACCACTCCCTCCACCAGCTTGGCTTATGCAACCACCGCCCGACCTACTGACACCGCTATCCGAAATTATTGGTTACTCAGAGAGCGAATTGCAGAGTCAGAACAGATGATTAAAGGGTTGCAGGATTATATCAAACAAGAATGCATGGAATAAAAAAGCCCAGCATGGGAGGCTGGACAATACTAACAATATATTGTTTCATATGGGTATAGTTAGACTTATTATTATAACTAAAGTAAATATATATGCTAGTTTATTGTGTTTAATTATTTATTTTTATTTGATTAATAGACGTAAGATAAAAAATAGCCCTATGATTTAATGTTCATAGGGCGGTTAAAATGAAGCAAAAAGTAAATATCAATCATTTCCAATTATATAATTATTATTTCTTTATGCAATAGAATATATTGTATTTCTGTTATATTAGTAGATTAAAAAATATATTTAATTGTAATATGTCATATAGTATCTATTTGATGTAAGTGTCTCTTTAGAGGTAGATAGTATTCCACTCTATCTGAACTCCCGATGGAATAAATAACGATGTGTAATCAAAAGTTAGTCGTACTTTTACTCGCTGATGGATCATGTAAACAAGTTGATATCACGGACATGTACTAATGACATGAGCATAAATACTCCAGATATCTATTTAGATAATAGTGACTGCTCGTCATTTGTACTGGGTTAGGGGGGCAGTAGATTTTGATGAAAAAAAACTGTAAGAGAGATTACAGGGCTGAAAAACATAAATATATTTATATATCTTTTTGAAACAGAAAGCGCCGCATTGTCGCTGTCTCCTATGTTAGCTATGACCTGTTTTATTCTCGACAGAGAGCACATAGTGAGAATCAAAAACAACGAATACCACCGTTTTGTTATTTTCGGTCATTATCAGCAACGTCAGCTGTAGGTAGAAGAAGGGGCGTGACGATGGAGAGACATCATCTACAAACGTCATTCATTGATTGGTGTATACAGATAGCCATCAGTTAACCACTGGTGGCTTTTTTATTGCGGAAAATTTGTAATGGAATAAAAAAAATGAAAAAACGCAATGTCTATGGTGGTCGCTGGGCAAAGGTACGATTAGCATTTCTTAATGAACATCCACTTTGCGTCATGTGCCAAGAGCAAGGGCGCATTACTGCGGCCACAGTAGTTGACCACATTATTCCGCATCGTCTTAAAGAAGCGCTTGAATCAGGTGATAAAGAACGTATCGCAAAAGCCCAAGCCTTATTCTGGGACACAAAGAACTTCCAAAGCTTGTGCGAATTGCATCATAACTCCACCAAACAACGTATCGAAAAGAGTGGCAAAGTCATTGGCTGTAATGCGGATGGCATTCCACTCGATCCCAATTCTCATTGGCATCAATAACACCATGAAATACAGGGTGGGGGCGGGGTAAAAGTTCAAACACTTTCGCCCTGATTACCTAGCGCCCTCATTTGTGTGCACAACCGCGAAATGAAAAGTTTTTTTCTGGGAGGTTCCGATGGCAGGAAGACGCCCGAAACCGACCCACTTGAAGGTGGTCACCGGTAATCCGGGAAAACGAAAACTCAACGATAAAGAACCCCAACCTAAACGTGAAATTCCAAGCCCACCCGAACATTTAACGGATTGGGGGAAAATGGCGTGGGCAAAATTAACCTTATTACTTGATGGAATGGGCGTTTTAACCGTGGCTGACACGCTGGCATTAGAACGGCTGTGTGATATCTACGCCGATATTCTTCAATTGCGAGACACCATTGCGATTGAAGGTCGGACATACACCACAAAAACGCAATTAGGGGATTTTTTAATTAAAGCGAATCCTGCCGTTGCCATGTTGGCTGATGCAGATCGCCGTTTTAAAAGTTATTTAGTCGAGTTTGGTTTAACCCCCGCCGCTCGTTCGAAGGTGAAGATGGATGGTGGAGAAGAAGAGGAAGATCCGCTCAACCAATATTTCGGTTGATCCGGCAACGCAATACGCGCAAGACGTGCATCAAGGAAAAATCTTAGCGGGGCCTGATATTCGTCATGCATGTGCGCGTCATCTTAAAGATTTAAACGAAGCCGAGCAACGAGGATTAGTCTGGGATGTCGAGGCCGTCAAAAGAGTGATCGATTTTTTCGCGAAAGTCTTAAAGCTCAATGGCGGGGAGCATGAAGGAAAACCGTTTATTTTATTGCCTTGGCAATGCTTTGTGATTGGCTCCATTTTTGGCTGGAAAATGACTGATGGTACACGCCGGTTTCGCATGGTGTACGTTGAATCAGGCAAAGGTTCAGGAAAATCACCGATGGCAGGTGGCGTTGGGTTGTATTGTTTAGTCGCTGACAGTGAACCGCGCGCCGAAGTGTATGCAGCAGCTACGAAAAAAGACCAAGCCATGATTTTGTTTCGTGATGCGGTGGCGATGGTTGATCAATCTCCCGCATTAAGTCAGCGGATCACCAAATCAGGCGGAACAGGTAAAGAGTGGAACTTGGCTTATTTGAAAACAAGTTCATTCTTTCGCCCGATTAGCTCAGATGATGGGCAATCAGGGCCTCGTCCCCATTGTGCGCTGATAGATGAAATTCATGAGCATAAAAACAATACCGCCGTCGAGATGATGCGAGCGGGCACAAAAGGTCGGCGGCAAGCCTTGATATTTATGATCACCAACAGTGGCCATGATAAAACCAGTGTGTGTTATGACTACCATGAATACGGTCGAAAAGTCGCCGAAGGCACTATCGAAGACGACAGTTTCTTTTCCTATATTTGCTCACTGGATGAGGGCGATGATCCCTTTAAGGATGAATCTTGCTGGGGGAAAGCCAATCCGTCACTGGGTTACACCTTTTCTGATCGCTACTTACGCGAGCAAGTGACACAAGCCCGAGGTATGCCCGCGAAAGAAAGCATTGTGCGTCGGCTTAATTTTTGTCAGTGGGTGGATGCTGATAATCCGTGGATTAACAGTGAAACATGGATGCAGTGTGAAAACACGTTCACATTTGATGATCTTCAAGGTGAAGAGTGTTATGGCGGATTGGATTTATCGGGAACCAAAGATTTAACCGCATTAGCCTTGTATTTTCCTCGTCTCAAACGTCTTTATGTCGAATTTTGGACACCCAAAGACACCTTATTGGATAGAGCGAAAACCGACCGAGTGCCTTACGACTTATGGGTAAGGCAAGGTTTTATGCATACGACGCCAGGGAATGCGGTGAGATATGAATTTGTGGCAGAACGTATTGCTGAAATGGCGATGCGCGTCAACATGAGAGCCATTGCCTTTGACCCTTATCGAATTAAATACCTTGAACCCAAACTCGATGAGGTGGGGGTGACAGTTCCTTTAACTCCGCATGGACAAGGATATTACAAAGCCAAGGACTCAGGGCTATGGATGCCACATTCTATCGAACTGTTTGAACAGCTAATTGATGACAAGAAGATTGAGATCCACACCAATCCTTGTTTGAGATGGAATGCCGCATCCGCTGTGCTTGAGGCTGACCAAAAAGATAACCGCGTCTTTGCCAAGAAAAAAAGCACTGGTCGAATTGATGGTGTGGTGGCATCAGCAATGGCGATTGGTGCTGCGGAAGGTGAGGTTGATGATGGCAACCTTGATGACTTTTTCTCTAACCCATTGAGTATGTGATGACAGATAAACAATATTCAATCGATTTGCGCACTAATCATGGTTGGTTTGCGCGTCTGGCTTCCTTCTTTGTTGGGGGAAGACTCGTGACACCTGAACAAGGTTCACAATCAGGCGTTATCTCAGCGCAAGGCTCGCTTGGTGATTCTTCTGTAAATGATGAGCGAATACTCCAAATATCCACGGTTTGGCGTTGTGTTAGCTTAATTTCGACGTTAACGGCTTGTTTGCCACTGGATGTGTTCGAAACGGATAAACAGGGAAATAGAACCAAAGTTGATTTAAGTCACCCATTGGCTCGATTACTGCGATATTCGCCCAATCAATATATGACCGCTCAAGAATTCCGAGAGGCAATGACTATGCAGCTTTGCTTTTATGGTAATGCTTTCGCGTTGATTGAGCGAAATAAAGTGGGTGATGTGATTAGCTTGCTTCCTCTGTTGTCTGCCAATATGGATGTACGCATGGAGGGGAAGAATATTATCTATAAATATCAGCGTGATCATGAGTTTGCGAAATTTAAACAACATGAAATTTTTCATTTAAAAGGGTTTGGTTTTAATGGATTAGTCGGATTGTCGCCTATTGCTTATGCGTGTAAGACAGCAAGCACGGCCGTTGCGATGGAAGATCAACAACGTGAGTTTTACGCTAATGGGGCTAAGTCTCCTAAAATTCTGACAACGGGCGATAAGGTATTGAATAAAGAGCAACGTAGCCAACTTGAAGAGAATTTCAAAGAAATTGCGGGTGGTCCCGTTAAAAAACGATTGTGGATCTTAGAAGGGGGATTTCAAGCACAAGATATTGGTGTTAGTCCTCAAGATGCAGAAACAATGTCTTCCCGCAAATTTCAAGTCAGTGAATTAGCCCGTTTTTTTGGTGTTCCCCCGCATTTAGTCGGCGATGTTGAAAAATCAACAAGTTGGGGAACAGGTATTGAGCAACAAAACTTAGGTTTTCTTCAATATACCTTACAACCCTATATCTCCCGATGGGAAAACTGCATTGCGCGTTGGCTTCTAAAACCCCCCGAAGTGGGAAAATACCATGCTGAACATAACCTTGATGGATTATTGCGAGGCGATTCTACTTCACGCGCCGCGTTTATGAAAGCGATGGGAGAATCGGGGCTAAGAACTATTAATGAAATGCGACGGCTTGATAATTATCCTCCTCTTGAAGGTGGAGATGTCGCTTACCGGCAAGCACAATATTTACCGATTAACCAACTCAATAAAGAGCCTCACGAAAGTGGGGCTTAATTATTTATGGGGGTTCAATGCCTGATATTAGAAAAACACTGAATTTTGATGAAGCGGAAATCAAATTTACGGGAGATGGCACACAAGGCGTTTTCGAAGGTTATGCCTCCGTATTTAGTCATCAAGATCTCGATGGTGACATTATTTTACCCGGTGCATTTAAGCATGTTTTAGATAAGCAAAAACAAAAAGTCGCTATGTTTTATAACCATCGAGTCTGGGAGCTTCCTGTGGGGAAGTGGGAGTACATGGAGGAAGATCAAAAAGGGTTACGTGTAAGAGGACAACTGACGCCCGGTCATAGTGCGGCTCAAGATCTAAAAGCGGCAATGAAGCATGGCACGGTTGACGGGCTTTCTATCGGATTCGGTTGTCTGCGTAATGATTTTGAGCGAACACCTTCAGGTCGTATTTTTAAAAACATCTCCCTGTTACGTGAAATCAGTATTTGTACATTTCCCGCTAATGACCAAGCACAGGTTTCATCACTCAAGAGCATCGATGGGTTATTAACGATCCGAGATATTGAGGATTGGCTGAGAGAGTCAGCCGGTTTATCAAAATCAGAAGCAGTCGGTTTTATTTCCCGCTTCAAATCCGCTATTCGGAGTGAGTCCGATGACGCTCAACAATCCCTAGTCGCATCCATTGTTAACCAAATTAATGCATTTAATCTGAAAGGATAGAATATGTCTGACTTAGCTATTATCCAAGAAGCCATCGAAGGATCACAAAAAAAGGTGCAAGAGCTCTTCGATGCACAGAAGAAAGAAATTGAAGCTACTGGCGTAGTTTCAAAGCAATTACAAACAGATTTAGCCTTAGTCCAAGAGGAATTAAAAAAAGCCGGTGAACGTCTGTTTGATTTAGAGCAGAAAGGGGCAACGAGTGCTGATGATCCTAATGCGAAAAAAGATTTTTCTGAGCGAGCAGCAGAAGTGCTGACAAAATCATGGAATGGGAGTCAGGCTTCTTATGAAGTGAAAACTTTTAATAAATCATTAGGCAGTGATGCGAGTTCAGCCGGTGTTCTCATTCAGCCGATGCAAGTACCGGGTATTATTATGCCGGGGATGCGTCGTTTAGTTATCCGCGATTTATTAGCACAAGGCCGAATTTCCAGTAACTCACTGGAATATGTACGCGAAAAATTGTTTACCAATAGCGCGGCACCCGTGAAAGAAAAGGCACAAAAACCAGAATCTAATCTGACATTTGAAAAACAAACGGCAAATGTGATCACTATTGCTCATTGGATCCAAGCGTCTCGCCAAGTGATGGATGATGCTGTGCAGTTACAGTCTTACGTTAATAACCGCTTATTGTATGGCTTAGCATTAGTGGAAGAGGAGCAATTACTCAATGGTGACGGTACTGCGGATAATTTGACGGGAATTAACCATGTTGCCACTGCCTATGATACCACATTGAGTGCTACGGGCGACACGCATGCTGACCTGATTGCTCATGCCATTTATCAGGTGACAGAATCTGAATTTAGCGCCTCTGGTATTATTTTAAATCCTCGTGATTGGCATGCCATTGCGTTAATGAAAGACAAAGAAGGGCGTTATATTTTTGGTGGCCCACAAGCGTTTACTTCAAATGTAATGTGGGGATTACCTGTTGTTCCAACAAAAGCACAAAAACAAGGTGAGTTTACTGTTGGTGCATTTGATTTGGCGTCTCAAGTATGGGATCGAATGAATGCAGTTATCGAAGTGAGTCGAGAAGATCGTGATAACTTTGTGAAAAATATGCTGACCATTTTGTGTGAAGAACGTTTAGCATTAGCCCATTATCGCCCTCAAGCCTTAATTAAAGGAACTTTCCCAACGTCTGGAAGAAGTGCTTAAGTAATAGGTCGGGGTAGGTAACTATCCCGTATTACATCATGAATATCTTAGATGTCATTCCTCTTTCTTTATTAAAACAGCATCTCGAATACAGCGGTGATGATCGTGATGAGCAGATTCTATTTTATGCACAAAGCGCATTAAATTATTGTTTGAGATGGTGTGATGAACCGGCTTGGAAATCACCTGATGATATCCCTTATGAAGTGAAATCTGCCATGCTTTTGGTGCTGGGGGATATGTTTGAACATCGAACCAGCCAAAGTGAAATTCTGTTATATGAAAATAAAGCAGTAGAACGATTGTTACTGCTTTGTCGAAATTGGCGAGGTAGTTAATGGATCCGGGACGATTACGCCATTCTATTAATATTCAAAAACCAGTATTAGCGCCTGATGCCATCAGTGGCAATGATGTGATTTGGACGGATCATGCGACAAAAGTACGTGCAGCGATCATGCCTTATCAAGGGCGGGAATATTTTCAAGCCCAGCAAGTACAAAGTGAGGCCACAACACGAATTCTTATTCGCTATATCGCTGATATTGATACTTCGATGCGTATTGTATGGGGTAAACGACTATTTAATATTATTTCGATTATTGACCCTTATGAGCGTCATCGTGAGCTTCAATTGATGTGCAAAGAGGGCGTGAATGATGGGTGAGATTAAAATCAGTGGATTGTCTGAACTCGCTCAACGAATGCAAGACATTGCCCGTAAAACCAGAAATCAAAGCGCGCGTAAGGCGATGAATGCAGGTGCTTCGGCGTTAAAAGAAGAAATCAAACATCGAGTGCCTATCCTTAAGGAAACGGTGCCTCATCGATGCAAAGGCACTATCAAGCGCAATATTCGTTCTAAAACGAAAGTACAACGCAATGGGCAAGTCAAAACGCGCATTTGGGTGAAATCATTATCGGGTAAAAAGGTGTCTGCCTTTAAACAAGCAACGGGGAAAAGTGCAGCATTGAACCCAAATGATCCGTTTTATTGGTGGTTTGTTGAGTTTGGTACTGCCAAGATGCCCGCACAACCGTTTATGCGCCCCAGCTTTGAGGCGAAAAAGGAAGCGACGGCTAAAGTGATTGTTCAAACACTTAAAGAGGATATTGAAAAAGCAAGGTAGAGATCATGATACAGCAATTAAAAGAGACCCTTTCACCGCTGGTTGATGGAAGGGTTTTTTTTCAGGTATTACCTGAAGGCAAAGGGCATTATCCCGCCATTGTGATCCAGTTTGCCAGCATCACGCCTAACAGTGCGCTGGAGGATACGGATTTAGACAACTATCGTGTGCAACTTGATGTGTATGCGCCACAGCCACAACCCCTTATGGTCTTGCGTAAAAAAATTGAGGCTCAGATTGTTGAAGCGATCCCATTCGCACAACGGGTGAATGCGGTCTTTGGGTATGAAGTGGATGTCAAATTGCATCGGCTTGTTCTTGAATTAATGATTTCATCAGATAAATAAGGAATGGATATGACAAAGCCAAAGAACCATAAAGCGACGCCTTTCCTCGGCACGAAGATCTTTGTGCAAACAGGCTTAGGAGAGGCGATGACCGTGACCGAAGCGACGTTATCACCCGCAACCATTACTATCGCCAATAATAAGCTGAAAGCCGATGACATGATTATGTTATCGGGACTCGGGGAGTTAGATGGACGTTTTCCTGTTGCACAGGTTGATGGCAACAAAGTGACCCTGTGCGACGAAGTGGATTGGAGTGATAAAACGCTACCCACTGATTTTTCAAGTGCTAAGGCACAACGTATTCAATGGTCTAATAACTTTTGTGCGGTAAAAAGTTTCAGCAAAGACGGTTCGACAACCGAACAAATCGATGTCACCACCATTTGCAGTGATGGCAAGGAATATGAATCCGGCGATACGGAATACGGCTCAATTAAATTGACCTTTTTCTTACGTTATAGCTCCAGTGAGGTGCAGCGACTCTTGCGTAAATATGAAAACAGCAAAGAAAAATTTGCGGTGAAAATGGTCTTAACACGAGATGAGGGCTCCATGTTTTATTACGGCTCCGTCGAAACGGGCATGAATATTGATGGCAGTGTAGGACAAATGATGGATTCGGGGATCTCGATTAAATTGTCTGGCCGTGATTATTTGAATGCGAAGAAATAACCCCTAATTCACCTCTTTCATTATTTCTCTTCTCCCTTCTCGATAAAAAATCTTAGGAGTGATTATGTCTAACGCTTTATTGCGTGAATTAGTGTTAAACCAAGCACTGAAAGTGACGCCTTTTACCTATTTAGACAACACCTTTTATGTCAAAGAGTTGGATGTTGGCACCATGAATTACATTCAGCGCAAACTTCGTCAAATTAAAATCAAGCTCGCCGAAGAGCAGGACATTTATTTAGACGAAGACGATCCCGAACAATTTAATGAAGCGATAAATCGTGTCTACGATGAATATGATGTCGCCAGAATGTTGGCCTTTAAGTTGTGTGATGAAAAAGGGGAACTGCTTTTTGATGCTGAAAATGAAGAAGACTTAAAAGGTCTTAATCGTCTAGGGCAAGGGTTCTCTAATGCGGTGTTTACGGCCGAAGCGGGGAATAGCGAAAAAAACTTGGAGAACGGCGACAATTTCAATTGATATTGTCGCTGGCATTGGGAAAAACCCTCGCGGAAATCGAGCAAATGCCCGAAAGCCACTTGTGTGAATATGAAGCTTTTTATCGCAAACAACCCTTTGGTTTATGGCGAGAGGATTATCGGATGGCACAAGTGGCGCATCTTCTTGCGATGATAAATCGTGATCCGAAAACGTCTCCGCCTGAATTGATGGATTTTATGCCGATGTGGAAGAAGAAAATCACGGAAGAAGAGGTGTGGGATAACGTCACTGAGAGTGTATTAGCTAATCGATAGCCCCACATCCGTGGGGCTTAATCGTTAACCACCGCGAGACATTTTCTCAATTTTTTTATCCGTATTGTATTGAGAAAGGGCATAAACCGACCAGATAGCCGCTGGGATCCAGCCAATTAAGGTGATTTGTAGGATAAGGCAGAAGATGCCAGCAAATGGGCGACCAATCGTGAAAAATTGTAACCAAGGTAGTAATAACGCCAGAATAAGTCTCATAAAACCCCCTCTATTATTCGAAATTTCAGTTTATCAATAATTAAATCAATAGCAAATAACAAGGAATATTGCATTTATTCAGGGTGAAAGTTTGCTTTTGTAGTGTTCATACCAAGGATTGAATTTATGGCGGGAGCATTAGGTAGATTAAATATTGATTTGACGCTGAATACGGCAAATTTCACAAATGCGATCAACCGTAGCCAGCGCCAAACAGAACAATTCGGGCAAAGTATTTGCGTCAGTCTTCAAGCTATCACCGTACAACAAGAGCGAATGGTATCGCAAACCGCAAAATCCTCGGCGCTCTTTACTCGTTTTGCGAGCGTCGCAGCAAGTGCATTATCTGTACGGCAAGTGATTAATTATGCTGATAGTTGGACGGAATTACAGAATCGACTGAAATTAGTCACAGATAGCACTCAATCGCTAAACAGAGCGACCAATGATGTTTATACCATTGCCCAAAAAACCTATCAATCATTGGATGCCACAGCACAAGTTTATCAACGTTTTGCGGATAATGCCGACCGTTTAGGCTTAAGTCAGCAAAAAGTGGCCGAACTCACGGAAACTGTCTCAAAAGCCGTGGCGATTTCAGGCGCGAGTGCCACCGCAGCCCAAGCGGCATTAACTCAATTTGGTCAAGCATTAGCCTCGGGTCAGTTACGTGGCGAAGAGCTAAATTCAGTGATGGAGCAAACCCCTGCGTTAGCGAAAGCCATCGCTGACGGAATGGGTGTCAGTGTGGGTGAACTAAGGAAGAAAGCCCAAGACGGTGAAATGACGATAGAGAAAGTCATTCAAGCCTTAGAACGTGCAGCTGACAGTGTGGATAAAAAATTTGCTACCAGCGTGACAACGGTTAGCCAAGGTTTCACTAATCTTCAATCGGCGATAACAAAATTTATCGGTGAAGCGAATCAAGGTACAGGTGCGACTCAGCTTTTTACCACAGGGATGACCACTCTTACCGATAATCTATCGTTAGTCGCTAAAGTGGTTGAAGGGATCGCCGTCACGGCATTGGTAGCAAAACTTTCTCAATGGACGAAAGCCACTTATCTGAAAAATCAGACAACGTTGAATGAAGCCAAAGCCACATTACAGAGTGCAGAGGCAAACAGTGTGGCAGCAACCAGTGCCGTGAGGAAGGCATGGGCAGATAAAGAAGCCGCCACATCGGCGCTCAATAGAGCCAAAATGGAATATCAAGTTGCTAGAGGCACTAACGCGGAAAAAATCGCACTCGATAACCTTATCGCCACAAAGTCACTCGCAAGAACAGCCTCTTTAAACTATACACAGGCATTAACCGCAGAAAACGTTGCTCAACGTGCATTAACGACCGCTCGGCGTCAATCAACGGTGGCGGGGCGAGCGCTCAACAGTGTTATGGGATTAGCGGGTGGCCCTATTGGATTAGTGTTGACCGGTGTGGCGGCATTGGGCATGGGACTGTATGAATACAGCGAAAATGTCAAACAAGCCAAACTCGAATCGATTGAATTTGCCAATTCTCTTGATACATCAACAGAAGCGTTAAACAAAATGAGCAATGCCACGTTAGTGGCGAATTTAAGCAAAGTTTCATCGGGCATTAACGCGCAATTGGAGAAAATCGAGGAACTTAAACAACAGGTTATTTCCTTACAAGGTCTATCAAAATACAGCGTTGAGAGTGAAAAGGCGTTTACTGAACAAGGTGTGGGGGATTTATACCTTAAACGAGTAGCTGAAAAGCAAAAAGAGCTTGATGCTGCGATGGGGACATATGCAGAGCAAGTTAATAACTTAGAGCGTCAGCGAGCCAATATGCAAAATATGTTGGCGACACTCAAAGAAAAAGTGGGCGATCAAGCCCCTGAATATAGACGCTATGCCACCGAATTACAAAATGTTGATGCCGTTATCAATTCACTTAAGGCGAGTTTAAAGAGTTTAGGCATTGAATATGAATCACTCATTGATATCACGCTTCAGGCGACAAATAGCCAAGTGAATGCCGCCACGGCGATTGCTAAACAGATTGATGAATCGATTGAAAAATCGCAACGTTCAGTGGCAAAAGCGCAAGCCACAGGGAAGGCATTAGCGAAATTAAATGCAGAAGATGTATTGGCTTCACGCAAAATTACGCCAGATATGCAAGGCTACGATAAAGCCTTACAAGCGGAAATTGAGGCACAACTGGCACAGCAAGCCAAACGGACGTATAAGCCCAGCCATAAATCAACCATTGATTATGCCAAACAGTACACCAAAATCTTGACGGAATTAGAGGAAAAACAAGCCTCACTGATTGCGGATGGGCAAAGTATTCAGCGGTATGGCACTACCTCTTCCTTTAATGAATACACATCCGCCTTAGCCGATATCAAACAGAATAAAGATAAGTTTGATGCCATCTTAAAAATCGATCCCAACGCCATTGAGACGATCAAAGAAAAAGCGAAAGCCATTGATGACTTAGCGCGTGCCAATTCGGTCGCGCAATTTGCTTATGATCGCGGTAAAGAAATTGAGCAGATGCAATTTGAAACCACCCTGATAGGAAAATCACGCGCAGAGCAAGAAAAGCTTAATGCCCTTCGTCAGATTGATGTGCTGTATCAGCAAGCCAGTGTGGATTTAGGTGAGAAAGAGCTGGCGAACTTACAACGTAATGTTGAACTCACTAAACAGCAGATTGAGGAAGAACTGAGGAAGCGAGAGGCCATGAAAGGTGATCCGATGGTGGGATTAAAACAAGGCTTATCGGATTTCAGTGAGTCAGCCATGGATGTGATGGAGAACGTCAGAAACGTCACTACCAATGCGCTTAATAATATGTCTGATGCGTTAGCCGATTTTGCTTTAACGGGGAAAGGAAGCTTTAAAGATTTTGCCAATGCGGTGATCTCCGATATCACTCGAATGGTGATGAAAATGCTGGTTTTCAAAGCCATTGAAGCAGGCGGGCAGGCAATGGGCTTTGATATGGGATGGATGAGCAAAGGGCATGCTTATGGTGGCTATACGGGGCATGGCGGGAAATTCGAACCTAAAGGGATTGTACATGGTGGCGAGTTTGTTTTTACCAAAGAAGCGACGGCTAAATTGGGTGTCGGCAATCTCTATCGCTTAATGCATGCGGCGCAAGGTTATGCTTCGGGGGGCTTTGTGGGGGCGGTCGCAGGGCGAATACCGATTACACCGCAACCGACGTTAGCCCGTGCAGGCGGGGTGCAAATGACGGTCGTTAATCATATTACGGTGACAGGAAATGGTGACGCTGTACTTGCTCAAGCAATGAAAGAAGCCGCACAACAAGGGACAGAAGCAGGCGCACAGAAAGCTCACGCGATGATGTTACAAGACTTTCAAAGTAATGGCGCAGCACGCAGAACATTAGGAGTTTAAATGTCTATTCTTGAATGGCCAAAAGCGGTGATCCCCATACAGGAAAACTGGCAATTATTGAGTAACAGCAAAACCTTTACCTCGCCATTTAATGGAAGTAGCCAGACGGTACGCTTTCCAGGAAGTCGTTGGCGTTGTGAGCTGACATTTAATAATTTAAATGAAGAGAAATCGCGCCAGTTAGAAGCGCTGGTGGCTTCATTGGATGGCATGTCGGGACGGGTCAAAATATCAAGCTGGATAAGAAAAGGGCGTTATGGGTATGGTTCGCCTCGTATTGCAATACCGAGTCAATTGGGTAATCGGCTAGAAACAAAGGACTGGAAGCGCAATATGCGCGTATTACAGCAAGGGGATCGCTTAACTGTGGGTAATGAACTCAAAATGGTGGTGGCGGATGTGGTCAGTAATAATCAAGGACATGCCATTATTCTTATTTCGCCGATGTTAAGAACATCACCTACCGTCAATGAAATGCTCGAGGTTGAGCGTCCTTTTGGGGTTTTTCGGCTCGTTGATAATGAACAGGGTAAATTTCAGCATCGTCGCTTGGGGTATACCTATATCACGTTATCTTTTGAGGAGGTGTTGTACTAATGCAATATCATCCATTTTCTGACGCCATGGTCAACGTGATTAATGAGGGGGCTTATATCGTCTTAGCCGCCAGACTCGATTTGAAATCAGGCGTCACCTGTGCGCATACTGGTGTTGGGCAACTGATTATTGCGGGGGAAACTTATTTGGGCGTGGGCAGTTTAGGCGAAATCAGTCAGCTAAAAGAAAATAAGACAACCAGTCCTCCACAATTACAGCTTAAATTAGCCGGTTTTGATAAATCGCTGGTGGGAATGGTGATGAATGAGCAAAGTCGAGGACGCGAAGTCCGGTTGATGATGGTCGCCATCAGTGAAGAGGGAAAACCGTTGCTTGCTGAAGTCTTATTTGTCGGACAAATCACATCGATTAATGTAGTGTCTGGCGAAGAAAATGCCGTATGTGTTAATGTTTCTAATCGATTCGAACGATGGTCAATCGGTTTACCCGATAGATTTACCGATGAGTCGTGGTCATCTCGAAGACAAGGTGATCGCATCTTTCGCTATGTCGCTCAAATGGCTGAACGGGCGATTTATTGGGGCAGCAAGAAAGATGCACCTGCATTTATTTATAAGTAATTGCGAAGGGGATAACATGGCTAAATCGTTATTCATAATCTGTTTTTCAATAATCTTATCGGGTTGCTCAGTGAAAAAAGAAATAGTACCTATCGGTGGTAGTAAAGCTGATGGTACGGTTCGTATGGGTTATACATATGGTGATAAATTCGGTGCTTTTGAAGTTCCTGTTGTTGATATAGAACGTGCAAACGAATTAGCAACAAAAAAATGTAAAACTTGGGGATATGAAGGCGCTGAAGCATTTGGTGGGAAAACTGAAAATTGTGGTATGAGTAATGGATTTGCATGTACAAGAATGAATGTTGCTATTGAATATCAATGCATCGGTGGTAAATCAGCACAATATTAGGTAATACAATTAGTTAATGATTTTTGCTTAATATGAGAAGTAGATGATAGTTCATATTATAAGCGGAAAGGATGATGAATGAAACAACCTAACTGGACACTCCAGTTACCAGAAACCATAAGGGTGGCGATGAGCCGCCCTTTTTCATGGGGCAAATTTGATTGTTGTATTTTTGCCTCTGAATGTATTGACGCACAATGCGGTTTCTCGCCAATAAAGCCTTATCTCAATCACTATAAAACCAAAGCCGAAGCCTTCAATCTTATCAAATCTAAATTTGGCTCCTTAGAGAAAGCCGTTTCACGCTATTTCAAATCCATTGAGATTGAACGCGTTCAGCGTGGCGACCTCGTATTGTTTAAAGGTGAGGACGGTGACAGCTTAGCGGTGGTTTGGGCGGGGCATTATTGGGGCGTAACCCCAGAAGGCGTGAAGCCAGTGCAGATTAACCCAATAAAAGCGTGGAGAGTGGAATAATGGGTGGGAGTGGTGGATTAATTTCAAAAGTCTTGGGTGCTGGCTTAATGATTGCTGGGCTGTTTAATGGTGGTGTTACTGCGGGAATAGGGATTGCTTTAATGTCGGCTGGTGTCGCAGTTCAAATGGCAGGCTCATTGATCTTTAAGCCTAAACTACCCTCCATGAATTATCGAGATACAGGTGAACGCAAACAGATGTTACGTTCATCGTCTGCCCCTGAAACCGTAATCATCGGAAAAATAGTGATATCGGGTTTGCTTTTCTTCGCAGAGGAAGAAACTGGCGAACAAGATGAAAATGAAAAAATCACATTGGCATTGGCACTTGCTGGACACCCCATAGAGAAAATTGGGAAGATTTGGTTGGGGGATGATCTCATTGAGACATTTGGTGATAAAGCCTCATGGGAATTACATAACGATAGGGAAGATGCCGATCCCTTTATGCTTAAAAATTGCTCGTCATGGAAAGAGGATATGATTGGTCGAGGTCTAGCGTGGTTACGTGTGACACTCACGTTTGACCAAGAAAAATTCCCCTATGGATTACCCAATGTGAAATGTGAAGTCTGGGGAAAACATCTGTTTGATCCTCGCACTGGGAAAACTGCATGGAGTAATAATGGGGCTTTAGTCATTTTGGATTATTATCGCCATTATTTAAAAGTGCCTGATACGGATATTGATTTTGACAGCTTTAAACAGGCGGCCGATTTATGTGATGAAAAAGTGAGTCTACCAGAAGGTGGATTTGAGTCGCGATATACCCTTAATGGTGCCTATGACTTAAATGAGAGTCCATCCAGTGTCTTGGAAGCAATGCACAAATGCATTAACGCGGAACCGACATTCACCGCAGGAAAACACGGTATTCAAATCGGCGCTTATTATGGGCCGGCAATAAAAACCATCACTGAATCACAGTTGATTGGCACCGTCACTTGTACCCCTGAAACAGGTTTAAAAGACGCGACCAATGCGGTGTATGGCACATTTATTGATGCCGAACAGTTGTACACAAAAACCGACTTCACGCCTGTGATTGTGGACGAATGGGTGAAAGAGGATGGCTTAGAAATTCGAGAGAATATCGACTATCGTTTTGTCACCAGCCCTTATCAAGCCCAACGATTAGCCCGCCAATATCTCCGCAAAAAGAAAGCCGGAAGACGGGTTCAACTCACGATGAACTTAGACGGCTATGCTTATCGTCCGGGGGAAGTTGTGCTTTTAGAACTACCCGCTTTGGGAATTAGTGGGCTGGAATTCCGTATTGCTGAATGGACCTTCCATGCTTTAGAAGGTGTCTCTCTGACATTAGAAGAAGATGGTGCTTATTTATATGAAGACGTCATTGGGAAACCTTTTGTTAGACCCCCATTCACTAAATTACCCACCGGCGGTGTAGCAGCACCTATTAATCTTACCTTTGTTCCACTTGCAGTCAGTGACATCGTGCAAGGTACGCTTTCTTGGCAGAATGTGGCGTCTGATGTGCGCTATAACACGGTCAATATTTTCCAGAATGGCAAGGTTATACAGTCTATTCAGGTGCCGGGTGAACGTGTTGATATTAACGGTTTAATGAGAGGCACTTATCGTGTTGAAGTCAGAGCAACAAATGTGGCTGGTGCGATGTCGGCACCCGCTATCAGTGATTTTGCTATCCAAGCACCGCCGGCTCCCATTAAGGTTGATGTTACTTCGGGAATGTTCAGCCTCACCGTCTCACCAAAACAAGGTGATAGTGCTGTCTTGGGTTATACCTTTGAATTTTGGTTTAGTGAGGAAAAACTCGCCAATCTCTCTGAACATGAGGTAATGGTTCATACTCATAAAGTAGGACAGGGGCATTACTGGACACAAGAAAACCTGAAACCAGGATATACCTATTATTTTTATGTCCGAACTTTAAATAGCTATGGTAAATCGCCGTTTGTGGAAGCTTCAGGTGTTTGCTCTGCTCAAGCGAATTTACTTCTTGATGAATTAGCGGGGCAAATCAGTCGAGATCAACTCGCGCAAGACTTATTGGGTGAAATTAACAGTAAAGCAAACCAAATCGAGATTACTGAATTACATGAGTTGATGAGGCTAAATCACGACAAGATTTTATCTGAGTTGATGAGGCATGGTGCGACAATTGAAGAAAGTGAAAAAAAACTGGAGGAGGTAGAAAAATTACTGGCTGAGCGGATTAACCAAGTTTCAACGGTAACAGAGGCTCAGGCCGCTGCAATTAAACAAGAGCAACAAGCACGTATTGAGGCTGATAAAACTGAAGCGCAACAACGACAATCCTTAGCCACTCAACTTCGTGGTGATTATACTGGCAATGATTTATCGAAAGTCACCGCAGGACTTATCTCCGCCGAGAAACAAGCGCGTGTTATAGGCGACCAAGCGGAAGCCAAAGCCAGACAGTCATTGGAAACACGGATGAATGGGAATGTTTCAGCGATTAATCAATCACTAGAAACCCTCACCTCGAAACAGCAAGCGCAAACGCAAGAGATTTCAACGCTCAATTCAACTCTTAAAGGGAAAGCTGATAGTAGTGCAGTAAATGCATTAAATACGCGAGTATCTAATATCGATGGCAAAGTGACGTCCGCAACCTCTCAGGTACAAACGTTATCCAGCAAATTAGATAAAGTGAAAGCCGATTTAACGGAGTCTGTGGTGGTGGATTTAGATTTATCTAAACTCAATGAAAATACCTATTATCCAGTTATTTTACCTTTAGTAACCTCTCGACGTTATGCCTTTAAGGTTTTTAGAACCTTAGGGCAATATTCAGACAATAAACCCAGCTATGCGACTCACAGCACTAAAGGCTTTGCCATGATTGTGGAATGGCAAGTCAGTGGTTCTGGATGGGGAACTCAGTCTGAAAATCGCATCATTGATAATTTTGATTGGAAATGGACAAATCAATCCCCTGTGATGGGACCCGCTCAATTAACGAATGGCTCTGTGGAATATATTTATTTACGGGGAGGGGCAAAATATCAGTTAACTAAACATAAAAGTGTTAACCATCAAATTATCACCAGCACTTATACCAACAACAAGCAATCGGTGGCACCGAAAGGGTTTGTGGCGAATGACGTGCCTAAATCGAGCGAACAGAAAGCCAATGCAACAGCGAATGCGGTAAATCAACTTGAAACCAAAGTGACAGAGGTTTCAGGTAAAGTGACTTCTACCGCCCAGCAAGTCACTCGCCTAGAAAGCCAAGTGGGTACAAGTTCAGCCAAAATCGAACAAACGTCGAAAGTGGTCACTGATTTAAATGGCAAAATCTCCGCATCATGGACAATGAAAGTCCAGCAGGATAGCAAAGGGAATAAAGTCATTACTGGCATTGGCTTAGGATTCAATGCGCAAGGAAATAGTCAATTTCTGGTTAATGCCCAAAACTTTGCAGTGATATCGTCATTAAACGGTAAAGTGGTGACACCTTTTGTTATTCAAAATGGACAAGCTTTTTTCAATGATGCGTTATTTAGCAAGGCTACCATTGATAAGCTTTTAGTGGGGAAAAAAATCATCTCCACGAATTATCAAGCAGGAAAACGAGGGTTTAATATTGATGGAAAAACTGGCAATGTAGAACTAAATAATGCCACGTTTAGAGGACGGATTGAGGGGGCTGATGGGCACTTCAATGGAACAGTAGATGCGAAGAGGATTTTGGGAGATGTGTATTTTGCAACGAATAAAGTTATTTCGGGAACACCATTGAACAACAAGATATATCCAAAAGGAAAGCTTGAAACAGGATGGGTTAAAGCTATTGAAATAAGTTCTGATAATTTTGCGCGGGTATTAGATGCTAGATTAGCATGTGTTTTTGAAACTAAACCAGCCAGTAGAGGAGGTAATCAGTCAACACATGCATTTTTAGTGGGGGTTGATGATGGGAAGGGGGGAATAAAGGTTCTTGCAAGACAAGATGGCACTGAGCATCTTGTTAACGGTGTGAAAGTAACAATAATAGTTGATGATATTCCAATTCCGGCAACAGGTCGTGGAGGAAGTATATTTATCTATATGCGGGCGTATACAGTAAATATGAATCCCACCCCTGTTAACACTAACAGGAGTGTGAAATTTACATTTTCAAATACAAAGAGACTTGAAATATTCAAGGAAGGTTCAAGTTTAATTAAACCGTTAAACCATTAAACCATCGTGATTGTTTCTACTTATAGAAATATGTGGAGCAACAATTCCTGCTAAGAAAAGTAACGTCAAAATAATTGTGGATGCAAACTTTAATGATGGTTATTCCAGAATGGGGAGTTATATGATTATCGCATCACGTCATGTAGGAGGACGATTTAGTTTAAAAAAATAAAAGAAAATTAAAATAAAAATAAAAAGCCCCTTATTATGGGGCTATTCTTTTCTATTTACATTTAAATCTACACTTTTTACGTGATTTATTTGCTTTATTGTTTGAATAATAAGAATTTCTTCTTCTTCGCTATTAATAAAACCAGTAACAATTACATGTCCAATTTCGGTACGAATAGCCAATGATTCACTGTTAATATTGGGTGTTCTCTGTAAAGTTGTGCGGATTTTTTCAGTAATAGCTACATCACTCAATGTATCATTAATCTTTTTATCTAAATAGTTTTCATTTGAGTCGCTAAATAATGATGATTGTGAGAAAACATCGCTACTTATGAAGATTAAGCCTATAGAAAGTAGGCATTTATTTATAGGTTTCACTTTTTATGAGCCTTCTACAAGTTATTTTTACTACTTAATTTTAGTGTTATTAAGTATGCTTTTTAGCATGATATAGAATAAAAGCTGGTAAAATCATAACCTATGTTATTTTATTAATAAATAATAGAGCTTTTAAATAATATTTATCTATTTTCTTTTATCATGGTTTTATTTGGAAAATCAGCTTCGGATAATAATGTTTGTGGTGTAACACCTAAAATAGATGCTATGTTAATTAAGTATTCTAGTGTTATTTTTGTATGTCCATTTTCTATTCTAGAATAATGTTGCTGGCTTATTCCGAGTTCTCTGCTCATTTCGGTACCGGTTATCCTTAACTTCTTTCTACTTTGTTTTATTCTGTTTGCTACAATTAAATTAATATTATTCATTTTTATCTAATAGATAATTAGCCTCCTCATTAATGAAGAGGCTAAGATTTATATTACCATTCTAAATTCACACCAGCATTGTAAGTAACACCTTCAAAATTTCCAGTGTTAGTGGCAATACCTGCTTTTAATGCAACACTTTCATTTACACGATAACCAGAGCCAACAGCAATTGCTGTTTCAGAGTTATATCCTCCTACTGCTGCAGTAAAATTAAATTTCCCAACACCATAAGGTTGGAATAACCCATTCAATGCGGCTTGTGATGCTAAACCTCGATGCATTTCTTTTGCCACATCTCTAATATAATGCTCATTACTAACGATTTTACTCTCCAGTTGATCAAACCGCTGGTTATTGTTTTTCATCTCATTGGAGATTTTATTAATACTATTCGTATTGTTGGTAATATTTTGCTCATTTTTCACAATGGAGTTTGTGTTATTTTTAATTGCATTTGAGTTTTCATCAATACGTTGGTTATTGTTTTTCACCTCGTCGGAGATTTTATTAATACTATTCATATTGTTGGTAATATTTTGCTCATTTTTCACAATGGAGTTTGTGTTATTTTTAATTGCATTTGAGTTTTCAACAATATTCTTCTTGTTGTCATCTATTTGAGTTTTATTGTCAGTAATTCTTTTAGAAAGAGCATTATCTGCACTTTCCATTACAGACTGAAGATCTTTTAATTGCGCAACATTCACTGCGTCGGTATCTTTCGAACCCGCTGCAAGATTGGTTAATTGACGAGTATTTGCATGCTGAATAATTTCACCATTTTCATTAGTTACTGCATCATTACCAATAGAAATTGCGCCTTTAGTTGAAATATAGGTACTAAGCAATCCAGATTTTTCTGCTTGAAGTTTTTGTAACTCAGCATACTCCGGAGTACTGTTCAAAGCAGCAGAACGTTTTACTACTTCGCTTTGATATTGAGCGCGTAGTTCATTTATTTTTTTAGAATACTCTTCCCCCTGTAAGTTTGAATCATAGACTTCTTGCAGTTTTTGATTATATTCATTGCTTAATGAATAGTAAGCATTTGCAATTGGGTCAACGATTTTACTATATTCATTTATCTTGCTATTAAGTTCTTTCAGTCTTTCTTGGGTTTGAGCAGACATTTTTGCTGTTATGGAGGATTCATTACCTACAGTTTTTTCAGCGGATAAATATCCTACGTCACCTTTTACTCTATTCGCAACAGAGTCCAAACCTAATGCTACGGAACCCCAGCTTTGTGAGCTGGCACCAGAACCCAATGCGGTTGAGCTTTTGCCTTCTGCAATAGCCCCATTTCCTATAGCTGTTGTATAGGCATTATTCGCCTTGGCTTTACCTCCCAGAGCAACACTTGCAACATCAGTTGTTTGACTTGAATCACCAATTGCTATACCACCTGTAACGCTAATCGGGTTTTCAGTTGGAAATTTTTCGCGCCATTTTCCTTGTGATGCATTTTTCCCAATAGCAATACCACTTCCGCCAGATACTTTTGCGTTATCACCTAGACTAATAGCACTAGAACCATTGGTTAACGAGTTATTCCCAAGAGCAATTGCATTATTGCCCACGACATTAGATTTAGTACCAAGTGCTATAGAATTAGAGCCATAGCCTATTTTTGAATTTGCTCCAATAGCAACACTGTTGCTACCTTTTACAGCAGTACTATCATGTCCAATAGCAATGTTATTTTCACCAGATGCCTGAGAATTAGTTCCATTTGCAATACTATTTTTACCCAAACTTTCTGAGTGTAAACCTATGCTTATAGCCCCATATTCATTAGCTTTTGACAAAGTTCCTAATGCAGTTGAGTAATTCCCTGTAGCATTGGATGATGTTCCAAGCGCTGTACCATATGTTGCAGTGCTCTGAGCCTAATTACCGATGGCAGTAGAGCCTGCATGAATAGCCTTTGAGGCAGTACCATAGGCAGAGGAACCCCAACCTGTAGATAATGATTGATTACCCATTGCGGTAGCTGATTCATCAGTAGCTTTGGCATCAACACCAATTGCAGTTGATCTCCAACCATTGGCAATAGAGTTTTTACCAATTGCTGTTGTTCCTTCATATTTTGTCTTTGTATTAGAGCCAATAGCAATAGAGCCATCACTTGCCCCTCTTGCATCAGTAGTATTTTGATCAATATCGATATGAACGCCATTTCCGATTGCTATCGTGTTTGATCCTTTTATATTTAGAGGATTTGTTGCTGAATCACTATCATTAGAAGATACAACTATAGAGGATTGCTCTACTCCAGAATCAGTTATGAGAGATGCATTTACAGAACAAGAATATAAAGCAAATAAAATAGACGTATATAATATTTTGTATTTCATCATAAACCTCAAAATATAATAAGATTTATTATGTTATTTTTAATAACAATGAATTTTATTAATATTATGATAGGTTAATATATCTCTAGATATATTAATTAGTTTTAATATGAAAAAAATTATATATGTATGTAAAACTTATTAACACTCCTTTTTTGATTATCTTAATTTGATTTATTTCGATATTTTTTAACTATTTCAACTCTTATGTTGAATTTTTGCGGATATTAATAAATTAATAATATAAACGTCAAGATGTTTTTAGTTGTTAATTTCTATTGTTTTGATAGTTTTTGTCTATGTAAGTTGCTTTATTGATCGTTGTTGTCGATCGATATTACGGTTTATCAATTAGTTAATTTAATGGCTTATTTATTGTGAGATGATTGTTTTTTTATTTTTTTGAAATTTATTTTTAATGAAAAATGATATTTTTCAGCTTAATAAGTTAGCTCATATTTGTTTAAATAATTCCCCAAAAATAGATATGGAGTTATTTAAAATCAGCAGGTTAAAAATAAAATAGAATTATAAAAATAATGAATACTCATCCAGATAATTATAATGTATTTAACAAGTTACTTAATTATTATGGATATAATGCTACGCCACATGGGTTGGACAGAAGCCGCTGACTTAATCATTAAAGGTATGGAAGGCGCGATCGAAGCGAAGACCGTTACTTATGATTTCGAACGTCTAATGGACGGCGCTAAGTTGCTAAAATGTAGCGAGTTTGGTGACGCGATTATCAAACATATGTAATTGTTGATTTGATAAATAGTTAACGGGAGCTTATTAGTTCCCGTTTTTTATTGTCAATTTTGAAATGGTTATCAAAACGAGTTATCAAAACCACCTGAAATTTGAGCAATTAAATCACGATTTTTATCTAATTTTTGGCGTTCAAGTTGTTACCTGATTACTCAGCGTCGAGTTTTGCTTTTCAGCTATAAAGTAATTTATCGGTGATCCCTAAAAAACCTGTCGCTTTTGGAACGCTATAACCTTGTTCGCTGACTAATGCGACCGCCTCTTGCTTAAACCCAGTAGTATAAACACTGTTTGTTCGTTTTTTCATTTAACACTTCATGTTAGATAATTCCATTATTATGTTTTTTTGATAAGCAGATACAACGGTTTTTATTCTCATGAAACAACGTTATCCGGCATTCATTCCTAAGCACTAAATTCGCCGAATGTATTGATTGCCCGTCCAAGAGTACTCCAATTGATTTTGAGACCATTTTATTTCCGTTCGTATACAGATGCCTGAGTAATCAATCTATAACGTGAGAATACGTGAGATGGAAGAAGCGTAGAAAGTGGAAGAGGAGCGCAGACAAAAAGAAGAGGAGATGAAAGAGCAATACGGGCTGGGTGAAAATGACGTATTGCTATAATTAATTATTCTGTCTTCAAATACTGCACCGATTTACTGTCAGGCAGCCTCTTACTTCTCTCACGATAAAACGCTAATCGTTCATTAAAATACTCACGTAAATGTGCTGGTTTGTTAGTTTCAACTTCCACGGCAATTAACGGGGTGATATTGAGTTGTGTTTATATTTATATGGAAATAAAACATTGTAGCCACAATTTAGGGGCTAATAATATAGGTTTTTCTAATTTGTTGTTTGTGTTGTTTAGCTTACGTAAGAACAGCAGCAGGTTGACTTTCACTTGTGCGCCTTGAAACATTCTTATCACATTTAAAGCTTTCAT